CGAAGTGTAAGGTATCGATCCTGTCGCATAGGTCGGATGGAAATTGTTCACCGAGCCGCTGGAGTCGTAGCTGTAGCCACTAGCTGCGCGGTAATTCGCTTGGCTGTGGCTGATCGTGTCGCCCCAAGGAAAACGCTTACCACTCAAGCCTCCACGCGCCGCCTTTTCCCACTCCGCCTCCGTCGGCAGGCGGTAGCCATTGGCGGACCAGTTAACCTGCGCATTGGTCACATCTACATTTCCCGTTTTGTAGATCGTCGTCTGCGCGTCGTTGGTATAATACACGGGCGTGAGCCCCTCCTTCTCGCTACGGGCATTGCACCATTTCACCATCTGGTACCAAGCAATCGACTGCACAGGATGGTTGTTGGCCTTGCCGCTGCCTGCAGCGAGATCTGTGTAACCATTGTTCAAGCCCCAAGTGCGCACCTCGTCCCACTCGGCTTTTGTGACTTCATACTTGCCCATATAAAAGGCATCCAAGGTCACGACTCGAATAGGAGAAGTGGAGATGTCTGTGTCGGCTGTCATACTATTACCCATAGTGAAGGCTCCTTGTGGAATGAAAGCCCACACATTTGCTCCTCCATTACCTCCGTTATTACGTCGACGCCGCTTTCTTTTAATTGCAGAAAATAACATATCAAATAAAGTCCCAAGTATTGCTGCTTATATTTTTAATCGCACACACATCACCAGCAAGTACAGTTGCGGCATCATTATTATTAACTGTAACACCATTTGCTGCAGTTAGCGTCAATGAACCTGCTCCAGTGTTGCGTCTAAATGTAATTGTAGTTCCAATAGGCGCTGATGATAAAACTGGTAATGTAATAGTTATAGCACTCGCATTTGAAAGACGCACATATTTATTATAATGAGTGCTGCTAAGAGTCAGCGTAGATGTGGATATTTCTAATATGTTGTTATAACTATTAATTATTTCAGATTGCACAAAGGCTGTCGTAGCAATTTGTGTGGTATTTGTGCCAACGCTCGCCGTCGTTGATAGCGGAGTCCCTGTAAAGGTAGGACTGCTAAACATCGTGCCCTTGCTTTCATTTGTGACAGCGCCCAGTCCTACCATAGTTGCTGTAATACCAGCTACAGTTCCAGTAAATGTTGGACTTGCGAGGTTCGCCTTTAAGTTTAATGCTGTTTGTGTTGCAGTTGAAACGGGTTTGCTTGCATCACTTGTATTGTCAACATTGCTGAGCCCAACCATAGTGGCGGTAATACCAGACACCGTTCCAGTGAATGTAGGAGACTCACGGGGCGCTTTAGAGTTTAACTGTGTTTGAACGCTAGACGTTATTCCACTGAGGTAACCTATTTCTGTACTAGTTAGACCACCAAAAGTAAAACCATCAAGTTGAGATTGTATATTATCTCTCAATCCTGACAAAAAGCTTATTTCAGTACCAGTCACACTGCCAATAGTCGTAGTGGCTGGCAGTGTGACATCGCCAGTAAATGTGGGGTTTGTTTGAATCTTGGCACTGCTCAATGCACCATCACTAAGTCCGTCAAACAACGAATCTGCAAGATCACCTATAGATATAATTGCATTACTGCCATTTTCTGACATAAGTGGGTTAGAGGCGTCAATAATTGGTATTGAATCATTTGCTGCCGCCGCAGTTACAACTTCTAATTGTGAAAATTTAATATCTGGCATATCTATTATTTATACTGTGTAGTTATGAGAGACTGGTGTTCCGCTAGGGGTAGTTGAGGTTGTTGAATCACCCCAAGATATTTGTATTTGAGAAGGAGATGCACTTGTTACAGAAAGGCTTGACACCGCACTTGTACGTGGCTCAAACGTCCAAATTATGTATGACACAGATATTGCGTCACTTGTAACAAGTATTGGTCCATCAACTGCGCCTTTTCGTATTGAAACAGTAAATGTTGGTGTACTAGACGCTCCTAAATTTACAGTTGGCACAAGCCTAAAGAAACCAGAATTATGTTTAACAACAAAGCTACCACTGAGTGGGGCAATTGCATCACCAGACGTGCTATAGTATAATATGGTGCCGTCTGGTACAAATGCAGTGTTTATATAGAATCTTGCTGACTGTCCTTCAAATATACTAGATCTATTTGACGAGACCGTTGCGGTTTGCGAGTTTGTTTGTCCTTCAGTTACAAAATTTGCACTTGAGCTTTCAGTTATAAATGTATCATCATCTTGACTTTCAAATGGATATCTATATATCAATGCGTCTTTGTCTTCAAGAGTACTATTCATATAGGCTTCCATAGTTATATCAAAAGATTCGACGACTGCTTCATCATATTCTGGGTCCGTGTCTTCATATGTTGGGTCAAGTTGAATTAATTCACTATAAAACCATGGATAGTATGAAAGATCGAGTACTTTAAATGTTATAAAACTTGATATATTACTAAACAGTCGATCAGCATTTGGTGTGTATGGCGCACTTGCCTGAGCAATAGTCTTGTGTGAAAAGCCAGAGACTAGTTCGTTTGGATCAAAGAATTTTATCCAACGTTGATAGTCTTCATAGACTGTTTTGTCTCTGTAATTGGCGTTAATTGCAAATATGCGAAGGGCAAGTTGAACCATACGTACTAGAGACTCCGGCGCGTTGCGATCTAGCAGTCTTGTAAGTATAATTGTTAGCAGTCTTTCATTACCTGTTAACCAACCTGGTTGACTACGAGGGCTATGATAGCCGAGTACTGGAGGATGATATGCATTTAGCCATGAATAACTTTCCTGTGGTTTGCGAACGACATAGTCAATAATATCGTACCATTCACTACGAGCAATAAATTCAAAGATTATAGCACTAAATAGTTTTAACCCAGAAGGGTGTACAAACCGCAAATAATCATCACCCCACTCATCATATGGTAACTCACTTTTGATTTCATATGAATAATTTTGCCAATAATAACCGTCATGCAACTTATATAGATTAGAAGCAAATGATTTGTTATCAGAATATGTCCATACATCTTCATCACTTGGAATTACACTCCATAGAATTGGATCCAGGTCTTCACAGCGATAAATTGTTGGGGTTGGTGCATCTTCTAATGAATGTATAAGGTCACCAATTTTAGATGTATATTCTGGGCTTGCCGTTACGCTAAATATATGAGCATACTCGACATTTGAAGTGTCAACTGCATATGTTGAGCCGCCCGCTTCTTCTGTGACAATACCATTGTCTTCAGGAGGCAGTCCTTTTTGAGTTAATATATAGTCTGCCGTGCCCTCTTCAGTCTCTAAACCAAAAACTGAAATGTTTATACTATCATCACCAAGAGTAATTATTTTTTCAGTAATTATTTCGTTGTTTGTAATAGACTCATCAACTAAAACTTTACCAGACTCATCAAGTATTTCTTCTGTGTCTGTAGATGGAACTATAGGAGTTATAGTTAACCTACTATACTCTATATTTTGAGAGTCTATTATACCATCATCTTCGGCAGATTCAAATAAAACCGGAAATCCATCTTCATAAAGGTTATATTGTTCATTTTCTAATAGATTAGTTGATGATATAAATTTTGTATATTCAATGTTGCGCGCAAAGACGTCCCAAGTTGCTTCATCTGGCCAAGGCGTGTCATTTGTGCTGTATAACTCAAATTCATCCTTATAGCGATAGACCCAACGATAAACAGGATCTGCTCCTTCAGTGGCAACATTAACTTTTTGTATATATGGCAGATTAAATGACTTTTCTACTCCGCCATAAGTCCAAAGATCTTCTGAAAAAGCACTTAACGTAACAGTATACGGTCCGGGATTTGAACTTGGAAATGGTCCAATCCTATAGTCAGAAACTACTAATAGTGTATTTTTATTTGGGTTTGTGCGTGATGTACGTAATGATGGTATGTCAATTGGGGCCCAACGACCGCTGCCGCCTGACAAGTCAAATAGGTAATTTTTAGGGTAAAATATGCTTACAATTTTGTCAAAGAAAAGTTTGAAAAATGTGTGTATGCTGTCTTCCGAACCGCGTGTATGATAATATTGTATAATAACGCGATAGAGAGTGACTTTATCAAGCACACGAGAATTTGGAATATTGCGTGCAATTAGGCTTTGTATTTGGGTTAGATATTTATCGGATACAATATCAATATCTTTTTCGCGAGTAATGGCAGCAATTTCATTTGACGGCAAACCAGTACGATTTAGGTGCTCATAATAGCGCTCAATAAAATTGATAAGATTGCTCGCAGACTCTTTTAAAGAATCTGGATACAAACTTTCGGTTTGTATTGATTCTATATTACGCGGGCGCGAATTTGCTATACTTAAAAGCATACTTAACGGTCTCTACTAAATGTATTATATTGCACTGAACGATTTGAACCACCAACGGCAATTAGGTCAACTTCGCCATAAACATTTAGGCGTGTTGTATCAATGCGCATAAGTTGATTGCGTTTAGGCGCAAGGTCATTTGATAGTGGTATTACGTCTATTATCATTGTGGTGTCAGTGTCAGCGAGTAGCGGTTCTATTTCCATTACTCCTGTACTCAGTGTAAGCGTACCAACATTTTTATTACGAATAATTGGTTTATCATTGGCATCATAATAATAGACATACAGCAAGCGTATGTCAGACAGTGTTGGATGTGCTTCCTCACCAATATAATATGTAACTCCATCATAATCCCAACCAGTAGAATTTACAATGGCAATATTATCATCAACTGTTAATGATGTGCCAAATTTTATTGTTATTTTTTGTGGTTGCCCGCTAACTAACGTAAAACTTTTAGAGATAAACACTCGTATAAGTGAATTTAATATTGCAGGACTTGTTCCATCAACAGTCTTTGATAAAAATGAATGACGAAACACACCATCAAAAGATTCCAAATATTGACTATTAAATGCGCCTATACTTTCTTTAACCTTTGTTTCAAGTTGTGTTTTTGTGTGCGTAGTCAGGTTACGGTTATACTTAAAGAGTACATCAAGCACAATATCAACATATTCAGGATCAACTATTTCAGGAAATATTGAGAGTACTTTTTTATCACTTAAATATGTCAGCAATCCTTGTTTTTCATTTGGCATTAAAACTGATGAAGAATCCGATTTTTTTGCAGATATAAAAACTTTACCATATTGTGGTGGATCATTATCTTCGCCTCCCCACACAGCTACGGATTTTACATTTGTTAAATAACTATGCACCAATGTTTTGTAGTCATCAGCAGTCACTGCACGATTTTGTGAAACATATTGAAGTGGCGCGTTATATTTTATACTACTAATAGACTCACGATCTGACCCGCCAACCGCACGTGCAACTGTATTTAAACTAACTCGAGTTAGTTGAGTTGAATCAAAAAAATCAGAGTATGAAAAAATATTTGAAGAGTTTGCGCCAGTGCCATCAGTAACCAAATATGTTAACTCTAAAACGTTTAAGTTATCTGGTTTTTTGCCAAATATACCATCACCAAATGATATTACATAGTTGCCATTATAGTTTTCGTATAAGAAATAAATTGGTGTCGTGTCATCAACACTATTAATATCTGTAAATAAAGAATATACTTCGTTAATTTCTGATCGTCCAGTCTGATATACCGCTACTTTTAACGTGCTTGTATCAATATTTTTATCGTCTATAATATATTCGTTATTACTTTGTGTAGAATTTATTTGAATTCTCTTTTTAATGAATGTACCTTGATATATGTCAATGTTATTTGCTACCAAGTCTCCACTAGAATTTTTTGTGCAGACAATATCATTTAAATTTGTAAATTTATAGGTTTGACTTTTTGAAAGGTCTGTTATATTTGATGAAAAAGTTGAACCCACTGGAAAAACATATTCATTTAATAATGTATTTCTTGGCGTTACAGTTACGTTTATTTGTGCCTTTGCAGAGGCATAACTGCGTGGGGTATATCCAATTAACTTTGCGGCAGACACCACGTTTTGTCGTAACTGTGCAGTATCAATAAAACTTTCATTGACTGCCATGTGTGCGAGTAATGCATTGTAATGTGTGTTATGTGAGAGCACATCAAGCAACATATTTAATCCAGACCCAGCATAATCCCAGTCTTTAAATGGACTGTCTCCAGCCTTGAAATATTCTATTAGATTAGCCTTGATTTGATCAAAATCTAATTCTGTAACATTTACTGATTGTGTAGGAATTTCCATTATCGTACTCGTGTTAAATATATTACAATTTCAGCAGTTGAATTGTATGATGCTTGAAAAGTTATGCCCACCCGATATGCATTTTGATCAGACTCGTCCACTACAGTCACTTCATAGTCGCTTATACGTGGTTCATAGAGGTCAATCATCTGTTCTATTTTTGCCTTTAGCTCATATTCTGTAAACATGTTTGCATTTTCAAACAGCAAAGCACGAATGTCCGAAGCAATTTCTGGTTGAAACAGCCGATCATATTGATTTGTTAACAACAAATTTTTTAAACTTTGACGTATTGAATCAATATCAAGAATTGGACGTATGTCATTATAAATCGGGTGTATGGCAAAACTATTGTCTATATCGGAATATAAATTTTTTCTAGCCACATTCGATGGCCTAGAATCATTATAGTCCGATAGCGTTTTACTCATATTTCTATTTATATAATTTATAATACGCGGTAAATTATACAAACATTATGATCTAATCAACGAACTGGCAGATGATATAAGTGATGAAATTCCACCAGTAGAAGAACTAGACGATGATGTGGTTGCTGATCCAGCTGCTGCAGCTTTTGCGTTTGCTGGATTGTTGCGTATTGCATCTGCGTTATTTTCCATTTCTGATTTTATTCTATTAACCCGATCATTATATTCTTTAATCGTCTCTTTTGACCAAAATGGATTTTTCTTAAGCATCTCTTTCGCACCAAAATTAAATTCATTTCTAAGTGCAGTTATGGAGAATCCAGTTTCACCCATTGCAAAACTTGTAATTGAACTTAATCCTGCAGTAACTCCGTCAATTGTATTTGCAATTGAACCAAGTCCGGCATTTAATGAGTCTACAGAAAAGCCTGAAGTTTTAGTTGTGCCACTCGTCGTTGCTGTCGTAGAGGTAGAGTCTGGATAGACACTTGATAATATGCTTGTGGCTTCACCCAATACATTATATACTGAACTTAATGCATCAGAAGTCGATCCGTTTAAAAGACCAACCGGTGTTCCTGTTTCAGCAATACGGTCATGATAGTTGTATGCAAGTTCGTGAACTGCGGTGAGCATTGAAACATATTCTTGTACGCCAACTGTATTGCCCTCATCAGACATTTTTTTAAGTTTATCAGTGTCTTTATTTAGAGCATCACGCAATTGAAATTGAAAAAAGTCATATTTTGCTTTTGCTTCACTTGGCTGTCGTGATGTAGCAGGAATAAACTTTGTAACTGCAGTTGGAGTTTTTGTGTTGTCTGCCTTTATAAGTGTAGCAATTGGATTTCCACTTATATCAAGATTACAAATATCAACAAGTCCGTTTGCGACATCCTTAACAAATTGACCGACATCACCAGTCATGCCTGGAAAACTTTCTTGTATCGCAGCAATTTGCTCATTTGCTAATTTGCCTAATGCATCATATGCACCGCTAGTTTCAAGTACCATATTTAATGCCGCCCATGGGTTTTCTTTAACAAACTCGATGAGCGCCATTATTTTTTTCACCATCTCTATCAACTCCATTATTGAAGTTAATAGTTTTATAATGCCTAACCCTGGTATATAACTTAAAACAAATGCTGCTATTTTAGCAGCTGCAAATATCATTAAACGTTGAGGTAAACTTTGCGCGCACTCTGCAAGCGTTTTTATTGTGCCCAAGCCCTTGATATCAGCTTTGTCAAGTATTGTTAATATTCCAGTCTCAACAAATTCTTTTTTCGTCATCGCATTTGATGATGACGCATAACTTGAATTTATTAAACTGCTACTACTGCTTATACCGCCCGAAGTATCTGTTATTACAGATTCACTTGCCCCGCCCGAAGTATTACCGTTTCCAGTATCAGATGTTGCTATTTCAAACAAGTTGGCTTTTTCCTGATAAGCTGCAGCATTTTCAGCAGCTTCTATATTTGTTAGGTTACGAATCACAAATGATGTAGTTTCGGAACCGACATAATTAAAGTCAAGAGCAGTTGCTGTTACAGTATATGTTCCAATTTCTGAAGGTGATGCTAGTGGAGCAACTACGTTATCTCCGCTATACATTAATCGTAATGGGATGTTTCCAGGGGCATTTGGATCTGTTGGATCCAACAGTTGTGGATTTGTTATATACTCTGGAGATAATGTATTTCCAGTGTATCCTAACTCAGTATCAGTAAAAATAATTTCTACTGGGCAAGGATCTATTATCAAAAACTTATATGTATTTCGTAGTCCTTGCGGTTTTGCAAATCCACTCTCTGTAGTAAATAAAGAATCGCTGTATATTGTACTATCTGGTGTAGGAGTACCACTGGGCACACTTGTAAAATAATTTGTAGTAAAGAAATTACGATATGTACCATTATAGGAATCACCTGATATATTACGAACATATGTCATCGCAATATTATAATCATAACGTCCAACATTTTTTGGAATATTTGATAATGTAGGAATTCCACTATCATATGTTAATTCAAAGGTGACATCATCTAAAGATATTTCTAATGCCTCCCATTCAATTCGAGTTAAACCACTACCACTGCCTTTTTGTGTAATAATAAAAATACGCGAAACAATATCACGTGCTGATTTAACTGTTGCGTCATATGTGTCTCGTACCGGATCATAACTAGTATTTTCAAGTACAATGTATAAAAATGGATCTACTTGTGCCATAAACTTATCCTGCTATTGGTGGTGATGTTGGGGCAGGGGTGCCTGGAGCACCATCACCGAGGTGAATATGTGTGAGCAATCCGCGAGCTCCAGCGAGAGCTCGCACATCTCCAGCTGCAATTAGTGCTCCACCTAATATGTTTACAAGTGGTGTTGTCATATTTGTTACAGTTGAATACATCATAGTTGGTCCAAGTGATGTTAGAGTTAACATTGATACACCATCAATTGCTGCAGTCATGCCGCCAATTGTAGCTGCACCAGCTGGAGCGGTCATGCTTGCTCCAAGCAATGCTGTTGTACTACTTGAACCGGTGTATATTCCAGTATATCCTCCAGCTACAGTCTCTTCAATACTGCCAACTACCATGTTTTTTATACCGCCACCTCGTACTGTATTGTTTACTCCGTTGCCAACTATGCTGTCCTTTTTACCAACAATATTTTCTGCCTTGTCACCAAGCACTTCATTTTTGTATGCGGCACCAACTTTTAAACGATACTCGCCCTTAACGGTTTGGTTCATATTGCCATTTACTTCAACATTATAGTTGCCGTTCACAGTTAAATTTGCAGAACCGTTTACTGTAATATTTGCATCACCCATAATTGTTACAAAATCTTCTCCACAAATTGTAGTATATCGATTTGAGACAACCATTACAGATAGCTTACCTTCAGCGTCTATAATACGTGATGTTCCAGACTTATGTTTTTCATGTATACGTTCATTGCCTAATGTATCATCAATTTCAAAAATATGCCCCGAGCGAGTCTGCGTCACATTATTGTATGGATACACAGATTGATCTGTGGGAAACGGATGATTAAAGGTGTTGTTTGCCATATTTTATATTTATTTAACAGAGGCGAGTGACTGATTATTAGATTGCGTATTATTTGGATACAATCTAATAGCACATGTAATGTTTGCTGCGGCAAATGTACGCTTTTTTATATATATTCCACCCACTCCAACCCGTGCATCCCTAACGACTGCAGTACTTCCAATTTTATCCGGACCAGTATTTCCTTCTATTATGGTCATTGTTTTTTCTTTTTTGTTTATATCAAAAACAAAATCATCGAGTATTATGCCTATATGACTTTTTCTAAAAATTACTATGTCTCCTCTTTTAAATTCACGCGGATTATCAATTCTAAGCGAATAATTTTTTCCAGTAGTACTTGACCATGTTGGCCAATTAGGACAATATGCTTCTTTTGGACGATATTGTTCTGGAATTATATTTGCTTGCTTTACACACCAACACACATATGCTGCGCAATATGGAGGTGCGCCTTCTTTACCATTACGTATTGTAATATAGTTATATGCATTTGAACCCACTAATGTGGCGCTCCAATATTTTTCTATACCAGGACCTTGATTGTTAATTGTTCCTCGTTCGACTACACCTAACTCTCCTTTAGCGACTGCTATAAGTTTGCTTATCATAACACTTCTAGAGTCATTTGATAAGTCTTCAAGTTTAACATCCAGTGAAGAAAGGTTTGCCCCATTTGCGATTGGCGAGCCGCTCGTGTAGTCTGATTTTAACATATCATTTTGCAACGGGATATTGTTATATGCGCTGCTTGAAGAGAGCGGCACACCATCAGGAAACAAATTTGGCATTGTGATTGGCATAATTTTAACTATCAAAAAAGTAAAAACTTACAATATAATTACCATCAACAGCATTTCTATATTTTCCGTCTGATCCTTTAAGAATTTTAACTCCAATTGCTTCAGCTGTTGCAACTGACATTTCACTTCGGGTTTGTGTTGGACCGCGATCTCCAGCTATTGCCCATGTTGCTTGTTTAGTTGTATGGTTATAAACATACACTTTACTACCCATTTTAAAATTATTATAATCTTGTCTATTAACTACAACAAATTTTGTAATGTCACCATTTAAATATTGCCCACCAATTTTATATGCCGTTGCTGGTATATGCGTATCACCTGGCGGATAATAACCAGTACCATCAAAAACTATTGCAGGCGGGCCTGTTCTTTTTCCTATCCATCCAGCAGGTACACCAGTTGGAGTACTTTCAGGTGATAATGTCATTGGCGTTGCTACGTCAGTACCGCCAAATGCGCCTTTCCATCTCAACACATAGTTAAATCCGCCCTTTTTATCCCGCACCATCACTGATCGATTTTTACCAGTGTTGCCTTCAACCGAAGTATAGCCGCCGGTAATTGAACCACCTTTACTTACCAATCCTATATGATCTTGTGCAGCGTCCCTAATTAAAATATCGCCAGCATACAACACTTTAGGATTAGCAATTTTAATTACATACTTACCACCTTTTCCATTTGGCCATTTTAACCATTCGGCAACCGCATTTGGATTAGCCGGTAAATCTGATGTTGGTATTGCTCCTGTTTGTTTTATACACCATGTTAAAAATGCTGCGCACCAAGCGTCATTAACGCCATATTTACTACGACCTGCGCTATTGCTTGTGCCATTTTCTCCTACTGCTATTCGTACTAAATTATTGATAAAGGCGCTTGTACTTGTACTTGTATTATTCTGTTGAGCAGCTATATCATCTCCATTAAGTGCCGAAGTATTTGCTGCTCCTGCAGAAGGTGAACCTTCTGTGTATTGTGAGGTGTTTGTCGCGCTCGAATAGGCTGCGCCTACTGAAGAACTGCTAGCGTCTGCTGGTATGCTTGTTCCATTTAATGATTCGACTCCAGGAACACTACCAAGTATTACTGGGTCTTGTTGATCAGCATCTCTAAAAAATCCAAAGACCCAACTACCAGCCATTAGTCCAGTTGGACTTGTGCCAGTACCAGCACTACTAGCACTTGTAAGTGGCAGCAGTGGAGTTGCCCATGGTAAATTTTCACTAGGCACGCTATTAACATCATCAAGTTCATGATATTCATAGCACCGAACTTGCACACGTCCTGCATTTAGCGGGTCTGCAATATTTTCTACTATGCCAATAAACCAATGATCAATTTTCATTTTATAACGTATTTATTACTATAGATCTAGTGGTGGTAATACATCAATTGCATCGGCTTCTGGAGTTCCTGGCAGCGGTGGTAAAAGACTAGGTTCCTCATCTCCTCCAACTGGACTGCGATTTCCAATATTACTGGCATTTGTAGTATTATTAAGAAACTCATCATATTGAACATCTATGCCAGTAGCAGTTTTTGTAGGTGACGGATTTGTACCAGACGGCCCAATGGCATTTGCATTGGTTGAGCGTGTTGTTGAACTCACACTATTAGATGATGTGTTTCTGCCGCTAGACACAGAATTTAGTACAATTCCGCCAATACTATTAATTATTACTGGATCCTGCAAGTCAGCATCTCTAAAAAAGCCAAACACCCAACTACCAACACGCAGACCCGTTGCGCTTGTGCCTACTCCCCCAAGACTAGCACTTGTAAGTGGCAGCAGTGGAGTTGCCCATGGTAAATTTTCACTAGGCAATATTATATTGTTTTGTTCATGATATTCAAAACAGCGAATCTGTACACGACCTGCATTTAATGGGTCTGCAATATTTTCTACGACTCCAGTAAACCAATGTTCAATCTTCATGCAAAAGTAATAGGAGGATTTGGTTCTGGATTTTGTATTGGAGGTGTTGGCGAAGGAAACGGACTTTTTGTTGGCGGTAATGGTATCGGAGTTGGAGTACTCTGAGGTTTATTAAACTCATTTAATAATTTATTTGGCGAAGCATTAGTTTGTGGCGCAGGTGTGTTGGTTGCAGGGGCAGTTGAGTCAACACTATTTGATGCAACTTCAGATGGAGACACAGTTGAAGGGACATATGTGCCGCCACTTAAAATCCCAACTCCTCCAAGACGAACTAACTTTAATTTGTTTGTATAAATACCGTTTGAAAAAACATGGGCAGCAACTGTAATCATAAATGTGCCTGACACCACAGGATCTTCTACATATTCAGTTCTATCTCGTAAAGCCTTTGGTACTTCCAAATCTATTTTTACACCTGGGTTTAGTGCACTATCTCCATATACTACAATTTCATGATTTATTTCATTTAATCGGGCAATAAATGCATTCCCCTTTGATATGTTAGGATATAGCGCAGCAGTAACCGAATTACCTTTGCCATCTGGGTTTATTGCAGTATTAATTTGAATGCTTGCAATATTTGCAGAAGATATTTCATGCATTGGCTTAGTTTCTTCTACGCCTTCTCGATTTTTTATTTTATATTTTTGCGGAGTCCAATCTTTAGTTGCTTTAGTTTTAAAATCTAAAGTATAATATGCCTTTGATGCATAGTCAGTTACGTTTAATCGACTAGCGTATGCTCCAGCATTCGCAGAACCTAGTCTATCAAATTTTATATTTGATGACATACTAAGTATGCGAGACCGTTCTTCTTTTGTGTGTTCTGCAGTACCTGGTGTTTTTTCTGATTGTTGACGATATCTAAATGAATTTTTAGGTTTTTTATACAAAACTGGTGCATTATTTAAACTTTTCCAAGAAGACAGGTATACTTTGCCTTGCTGCGTTACGTCACTATAAAGAAAAAATGGAGAGCCGTCTTCTTCAAAACAGCGTGAACGTAACCATTCTGCTGCTTTTAATGGTCGTTGAATGTTTATAATACCTTCAAATTTGGTTGAGACATCTCCGTCAACTGCAAACTCCTTTAGACTCAAATCATCTATAAAAATAGTTTCAATATTTTGAGCAACTGTTTTTTCCTTATCAACTGGTCGGCAAATATTCATTAGACTACTACGATACGCAAATTCTGAAATTGCGACGAGTGAGTATATTTGAGTATTTGGAAAATCAAGGGTTTTTGTATAATTTACATACTCTTTTACATAAAATGTTTGTTTTATTGCCTTTCCAATATTTACAGGATCTATTTCAACTTCAATAATTTCTTGGCCACATATATCAAATGTATCAATGAAATTTTCATTATCTCGTATAGTTGCTGTAAATGTAACTACCGGTGAAAATAATTCAGTCGTTATAGTAAATGAATCAACTAGGTTAAGGGCTTTTAAATCTTTAGTTTTGCCCTTTGAATTTATCATGACCATTTTGACAACTTTAAATGCGCCAGGTGTCTTTACGCCAGAATTATCTCCAGCATAGCCAGTCTTTGGTGTATTGATCGCCGGATTGTTTGCATTAGACGTAGTTGCCATAATCAAAGAGTATCATTTAAAACATTAAAATATTCGTCTGCAAAATCAGAGATAAAATCTGGACGTATGACTTGTATAACTCGTTTACTTTCGTTTATTTCATTTTCATACTCATAAAATGATTTGTATTTTGGAATAACTACATTCTCGTCAGTTAAAATATCATATGCAGAACGTATGACGCCAATTGGATCAACATATTCATATGCAGCATTGGCATAGTTGCTCCATCGGTATTCTATTGATGCAACTTTTAATGTTTTATTAGAAACATATTGTTCTGGGGGTGTATTTGCTTCAATATGTTCGGCATATCCAACTGGATCATATTTTAAAATTTGTGTATAAACTAAATTTATCCATTCTGTCTTTAATTCAGCTGGCATTGTGTCATCACACGCAATTGTATAACTAAGATTGCTATTTTCTATAAATGCTTCTCTAGATATTTCTATTCTTGTGCCAGTGATATTAACTTTATGACAATCATATACGACTAATTGTTGGCGACCGTTGTCATACTGCGCTATGCTTGAACGATACTCACGATCTTGAGAAACAAATTTTAAGTATGGCAAATATTTTTCATCAAGCGGTATGCATGACATGTCTAGTTTACCTCGGCCATTTAGATCAACTGCTGGATCAACAACAGGGACAATTGATAATGCAGAATATTTACCATATTCACTCTCAATCATCTTTGTAAAATTTCTATAAGATAGCGGCCAAGATGACGCGTAACCGTCACGTAAAAAATTATTTATTATAAAAAATGTCCAATAATATTGCACATCATCATATAATTTATGTGATACTATATCGGGTCTTTCTCCGTCTTCTATTTCATAGTATGTGTAGAGTGCATTATCGTCCTGTATTTTATTTGCGTTTAATACTACAGAACGAGAGATATCAGTTAATTCAAATATAGACCCATCAGAAACCAGGTCATAATTTACTTTTGGATATTTTGCAAAAAAGTTTGGCATATATTATTTAGGTATTGTGTCGTATGTATACGCCTTTGTTTCCATAAAGGACACTTGTATAGTTGTTTCAAGCGGTGAACCGTCATCTCTCCACATATTTGTAGATCCGTTGTATGTTGTATTTACTTCAGTTAGATATGTCTCTCCAATCTTTGGTAAATGGCTGTTTTGTGGAAATCTTATTTTCCATTTTGGCGGATATTTTAATTGAAAACCAATTGATTCTGGATATAGTCCTTCTCTAAAGGCCTTTACTATATTTTTTATTTTAGTACTTTCACTAGATGTTCGTGGTATGAGTTGAAACTGAAATGAAAATACACGCGTATTTGTAGATGTAAATTCAGTTGTTATATTTTTATTTACCGTTGTTCCAGTGCCTATACTTATTGCGCTTTGAAGACCTTCATTTGCTCCAGTCATTGTAGTTATTCCTTGTACTAAAGTACCTATCGATGCTCCACTATATTCAGATTTTTTATTTAAAAATTCATTAGCCAGTGCACTTTTTACTGATTCACCACTAAGGCCCTGAGTAGATACTGTTGATGCAATATTAGCTAAACTACCCCCTAAAAATCCGAGCTCGGTATTGTTGTATGTAGCACCATCACTAAACTGTAGCGATCCTGGAATCGGCAGTGCTATAACTTGGCTGTTTCGTGCGGTGCACTGAAAAAACACGTATGGACGTTTTGTGTTTGCGTCTTCTGGAAAATTAAGTGCCATATAAGTATTTATATGAAACGTGGGCAGTATTATAGTGGTAAGTATCGGCCAATACATCCAGGAAAATATGACGGTGACTATACTGCAATATGTTACCGATCACTTTGGGAACGTCAAGTATTTAAATGGTGTGATGAGAATATCAACGTTGTGAAATGGAGCAGTGAAGAAACAATTGTGCCCTATCGATGTAAAACTGATAATAAATTACATCGATATTTCGTAGACTTAAAAATACAATTTAAAACTGGTCAAACATATCTCATTGAGATAAAGCCAAAGAAGCAAACTCAAGAACCAAAGGTGCGTACCCGAAAAACGAAAGCATACATTACTGAAGTGCTTACATATGTAAAAAATCAATCCAAATGGTCAGCCGCAACCGAGTATTGTGCAGATCGTGGTTGGATTTTTGCCATCTGGACAGAAGAAACAATCAAGGGACTTGGTATAAAATTATTGACATAAATCTACATTATAAATAGATATATGCCGTCTCTTTTTTCTAAAATTCAGTCTGATGCAGAAAAAACTGGATTCTTGCCTCGTACAAAAGAATCCAGAGAATGGTTTTATCGTAAAATACGTACACTTACAAATGTATCTCCATCAAAAGTATTAAACGACGACTCATTGGCAGTAAGAAACAGACCTCTTATTGGTCGTATGTTTATGTTTTTATATGATCCAAAATACAAAGAGACGCTGCCGTATTATGATAGATTTCCACTTATACTCATGGTAGGCCCAGCAAAAAAAGGATTCTATGGATTGAATCTACACTATCTTCCGCCTCGTCAACGCGCAATATTTTTTGATCGCCTGATGGATTATATGAACAACAATAAATTAGATGAAACTACACGGTTTAAACTATCATATGATTTACTAAATGGCACATCAAAATTGCGTGCATACGCTCCATGTTTTAAACACTATTTGTATGCACACATCACTTCTAAAACTGTTGAGGTGCTTCCAAAGGAATGGGAAACTGCACTTTTTCTACCAACTGATTCTTTCGTTGGCCAAAAGAATGCCTCAATCTGGCAAAAAACACGTACACTAATCTAAACTATGTCATCTTCAATAAATGATTTTAAATCCGCAATAATGCGAAATGGGGGCTTAGCGCGTCCAAATAGATTTTCAGTAACATTTGCTAGTTTACCTGGTTCATCATCTGTATCAATGGATATTTCATTTTTATGTGAGTCTGTTAATATACCTGGAAAACAAATTACAACATTAGACTATGATATAGGCACTCGTCGTCCATTAAAAATACCAACCGGTTATATTGAAGATGATGTAACAATGACATTTATTTCAACTAATAATAACGCCATTAAAAAGGCGATAGATGAATGGATGAAAAAAATAATAAACATTGATTCCTATCTACTCGCTAAAGATCACCAAACTTACAAGACTGATATCACAATAAGACAATTAAATGAAAGCGATAAAGAAATTCAAAACGTTAAATTGCAAAACGCATATCCAATAACTTTGAATTCTATTGAGCTAGACAATAATGCTGAATCAGCAATACAAAAAATATCTGTAGTATTCACATATGATAAATTAGATATCATACGTTAATTAAACAATAAATAACATTATATTATGCCATTACCAATCCTAGAATCCCCAAAATATGTATTGACTGTACCATCTACATCACAGTCAATTGAATATCGTCCTTTTCTTGTAAAGGAAGAAAAAATATTGCTGCTCGCACAGGAGTCAAATAACTCATCTGAAATGATGTCTGCAATTAAAGACATTATACGAGCCTGTACATTCGGTGTCGTTGACCCAAACGATTTGACTTCGTTTGACTTAGAGTATATTTTCTTAAAGTTACGAGCAAAGAGCGTAGGTGAAGTTAGCAATATCAAATGTAAGTGCGATCATTGTGAAACTTACAACGAGGTGTCTGTTAATATTGATGATATTGAAGTAACGTGGCCAGTTAAAGAAATTAGCAACAAAATTATGTTAACTGATAAAATTGGTGTGGTTCTAAGACATATACGTGTAAATGATATGTCAACGATTATAAGCACATCTGAAGTTGATATGGACACAATAACAAATATGCTTATTGCTTCAATTGATTCAATCTTTGATGACAGTGGAGTGTATCCCTCAGCACAGTCGTCTCGCGAAGAGTTGCTAACATTTGTTAACAGCTTAAGCCGAGCTCAACTTAATAAAATTGAAGAGTATATATCAAACTCTCCTAAACTACAACATAGTGTAAAATTTAATTGTACTGGTTGTAAGACTGACAATGATATTACACTTGTAGGCACACAAGCTTTTTTCGAATAGCCCTCTCGCATGAATCGTTGACTAATTACTATCAAACAAACTTTGCACTCATGCAACATCACAAATATAGTTTAACTGAATTAGACACGATGATACCATGGGAGAGGGAAATTTATATTGCAATGCTAATAAAACACATAAGAGAAGAAGAAGAAAAACGTAAAAAATGACCGCAGAATCAACACTAGCACAAGTTGTAAAGGAATTACAAAGCTCAAACTTGTCTCAAGATCTTATTCTTGATACAATCGATAACTATGACTTTACACTTGCGTCAAATGCTGCTCGTGAAAACACTACAGAGGTTCCTACGTTTTTAGATAAATTAGTAGGCATAGCAGGCGATTTAAAAGGCAAATTTGATGTATTAATACGATCTAATGTAGTGTTGGCAAAACGTCTTGAAGGCAATAAACTTCAAGAACGTGAAAATCGTGACGAATTACTTGATGCTCTTAGAGGTTTAAAACCAGATAAAACACGTTCAGCACCAGCTAAAAATTCTAAGATTGAAATGCCAGGCGGAATATTTGGGGGATTGCTGTCTGTGGCTGCGTTAATGGGTGGATTTGTAACAGGATTTATATCTCAGCTCACGTCTCCAATATTTGCTGCACTAAAAAATACAAAACTATTTCAAAAAATATCTAGTATTTTTTCTACAGTTAGCAAATTTTTTACTGGCATTGTACTAAGTTTAAAAAATTCTCCTTTATTTAAAGGAACATTTACTGTAATAGAAAAGATTGGCGGTCTCTTAAATAAATTTAAATCAAGTAAAATTTTTACGCTACTTGGTAAAATCTTTTCAATATTTGGAAATTCACCAGTATTAAAGACTATAACAGCTACATCTGGAATAATAGGAAGCGCCTTTTCTGCTCTTACGGATATATTTGGCGGGATGTTTAGGTTTTTTAAAATTGGTTTGACGCTTGGAAGCAAATTTGCTGGTTTATTTAAATTTTTAGGCGGTCCATTTACCTTAGCACTCACTGGAATAATAAGTGGTATTATGGGTGCAATTGACGGCTTTAAGAAAGATGGATTAATCGGTGGATTAAAGGGGTTTTTAGTTGGTGCATTTGATGGATTAATCGGAGGTCTGCTAGATCTTGTAAAAGATGGAATATCTTGGGTATCTGAAAAACTTGGATTTTCAGAATTTTCTAAATTTTTAGATAGTTTTTCCTTTACTGGTTTATATTCAAAGTATATAATTGATCCACTGTTTGGAATGTATGCTGAAATTGGTAAATTTATAGGTGAAATACCTATGATGGTTACTGATTTCTTTACATCACTACCTGATAAAATTAGTGTATTTTTTACTTCGGCAATGGATTCATTAACAACTATTTCAGATGATATGAGTGAAGTTGTAAATAATTTTAATAAGGCTGTATTACGAGCAGTATTACCAGATCCAAAGGCAAAAGGAGGAATGTCTTATTATTTAAAATTAGCAATACCAGATTCTTTATATGAGTATGCATACAGTAGTTCTCCAAAAGAAAAAGAATCAACTAATTCTACATCAGAAAAATTAGCAACCGCTGCAACGTCTTCTGAAAAAATATTAAAGGCTACATCTACAAATAATTTTACCGAACTAAGCAAAACTGAAAAGGCAATGGCTGCAGGTTATGGTTCATGGGATGAGTATGCTGCTTCAGACTTTAAGTGGAAAGCAAACATCAAAGCAACACCATTAACAACTGGCAACACCCTAGCGACTGCCGGCAACGTTGCAAATATTTCGCCAACGATAGTTGTTAATAACAATAATGGTGGCAATACTAATAATATTAGTAGCAGCAATGTAAATAATAATATGCCACAAATGATGCCAATACTAACTGGCAGTGCAATGGGTTATTAATCTGCAGTTCGATAATATACAATATTGTCAAACTCTTCAGGAGTTTTTACTCCTGGAAAACTATGCATAATTTCACCACGTATATTATAGCATATTGTGTGCGGTATGCCATCTATTTTATATTCAAATATAAGCGGTATATTTTCTTCCTTGTCAATATCAATTATTTGCAAACTTGTAGGAGTGCGTTCACAATAGTCACGTAGTGTTTTTAGATGACGTAAACAATCAGTACAATTTAAGTATGTAAATACCTTTATTAGAAAGATCATATTTAGTAGTATATATACAAACAGGGGGTAGAATAGATCTACCCCCCTGTTTTTTCTAATCTTTAAACATTAACCACCTTGAGCAAGCTTTGCAAAGTAGCTAAGCGACTCATCGTCATCATCGTCATCTGTGCTTGATGCAGAGAATGTCGATTCAGTACTTTTATAACTTGGAGTCTGTTCAACTGTTTTTCCAACTGCAGCAGCAGCGACATTCACGCTTTCTGGTTCAGTAGAAGAACCGGCAAGTGCCTCTGCTCCAAGTACTTCAACAAGTTTACGTTTAAGGTCTGCATACGACTTATAGTTTGCAGGATCAATAAAGTCCTTTAATGAGTACAACGAATTGTAAGTCTTCTCAAGCTTGGCTTCGTCTCCGCTAAAGAGTTCAGAAGCTCCTTCAAATTCAGACTTGTCATAGTTACGATAACCTTCAAAGTTGCGAATTTTCAACTTAAAGTTTGCACCTGCCCAAAAATCAAATGGGTTGATTGGAGTCTCATCTTGAAACTGTGGTTGCATAATATCCATAATCTTGTCAAAGATTTTCTTGCCATATTTGTACAAGAAAACTTTACCTTCATTGTCTGGATTTGCTGGGTCACTAAGCACAAGAATATTAGAGACATAATGCAAACGACGCTTGCGCTCGCGAGCAATCTCTTTGTCTTTTTCATTGCCGCTGTTCCAAAGTACGCTATTGATCTCGCTTACCGGGTCAGGTTGACCGATACTGGTAAGTGAATTTTCAATGTACCAACGACCAGTTGGTCCCTTAAAACCATGATCCCAAAAGCGAACCCATGGCAGATCTTCACCTTCAAGAGCTGGCAAAAAGCGAATCACGGCATAACCGTTTCCAGCTTTATCAACTACTGGGCTCCAAATACGATCGTCTCCGTATGAAGCTTTTGGTGTACTCAATTTTTCTGCAGCTTCAACAAGTTTATTGATGCTTGCTGCCCGATTTTGTTTTAGTTTGTCAAATGACATATGTTTATTTGTATTGCAGTGTATTGTTATTATGTGATGTTATATAACCACTTGGCTATTATAACATATTTCAAGGCTTTGTAAATGTTTTTATTACAATTTCTTGAAAAGCTTTTTGTTGTAATGGTAAGTTACGAATAAATGGCTTGTAGCTATTTATCTTTAGAGTCATGGCGGCGTAAAGCCCCATCGGGTCAGACACTCCTGCAACGATACGACATGAATAGTTGCATAAGACATCAAGTATGCATAGCGTCTCTACAGAGACTCGACCACTCGCAGCAAAATCATAGAGTGGTATTTGCGAGCCGCGCGGTCGTAACAGTTCATCAAAGTTGTCAGTAATCGACTTGCATGCAGTGAGCTCTTCTTTAAAGCTGTATTGTAATCGCTGTATTTTAGAAGTCCAAAGTGTATAGGCCTCTTCAGACATATTTCCAATCCATTCATTTCCAGCAAGTAGATTGGCTAAAAAATATTCAATTACTGTTTTCTTTTTAACATAACGACGAGCCAATTTTTCAAAAAAATACCGATCACGACGAGACTGAAATGTACTCTCCTTTAAACGTGGTCCCTTAAAGTTAAATTTAAATGCATCATAGTTGCCTTCACTAAAATGCAATTTCATGGCCATATAAATTGACCACGTCTCAAAACCAGAGACTCGTACGTCTTGAACTGTCATGCAAATAGTGATGCGCTCCTAGGCAATAAGTTATTGCGCTGTGCCTCAGCTTCAAGTTTTTCTTTTAGACTGCCGACAACAAGTTTTGAAATGTCGTCAGGATCTATTGTATGGTCATCGCAATAGTCAATGATTGCTTCAAGATATCCTATAGATTTGAGACGAACCCGGCGCTCAATTTCAAGAGCAAACTCCTGTTTTGTTAAAATTTTTATTGGTAATTCTTCAGACATATTATATTTTGTGTTCAACTACTTTTAAGATTATTGTTTGTTCATTTATACGGCCATTTGCTGGTTTTTTCTTAACTGTTAAGTTTACAAACAATTTGTCAAGTTGTTTTGGTGTAGAACTTAAAATGTTATTTAGAGTCTCTTTGGGTTTACGAAGAGTTGCAATAAAGCTGCTTGACGTGTCATAGCCTTTTAATGAAGTTCCTTTTACTTCAAAGCCAGCCGCTCCAGATGCAACATAGACACTCAGCGCCCGCGTTTTTGTATTAAAGAGGTAGAGTCTCTGAGAAGTTGGAATGCGAGTCGGAGAAACAGAGTCTAGGCTCCAGTCTGATGAATGTTGTTGATACTTTAATTTTGAAACCTGTTTGCTAGCATCCTTAACCTTTTTCTTACGAGGCTTGCGAGTAGAATTTTTAATTTTTGCATGGTTACGAACGTCACCAATCATGCTTTCAAGCGACTTTACAATCTTACGAAGTTCTGCCTTTGGTAAGTGCGAATAACCTTCAACAAGTTGTTCATCCTCACGCTGAAGCGCTCCGTTATACTCAGTATGGTTCTTTTCTAACCAATCAAGTATAGTCTTACAGCCTTGTGCAGGAATCTTAGAGTCTCGTAAAGCGGCAGACATATTAAAAGAAGCATTTCCAGAACGTGTGGTTGCCCATTGATCGGTGCAATCCTCAAGTTGCACAACAATCTCCTTGTGCACTCTCTCGCGTATACGATCAAGTGGACTTGGAGTTGCAACTTTAACCTTTGTATCGTCATTATTATCTGACGATGAGTTTGCTCGTAAAAGTGTAATTGCTCGTTTTAACTCATGATGCACAACTGATGCATCATCCTTTGGAACCGGCGGTTCATCGTGAAATGGTAGAGTTGCAAAATATTCTGTTGCTTGTGGGTGTATACTTGGCATTCCGCGCGTCAAGCATCGCACAAGTTTACCAACAGTGCTTGGTAAAACGTTTGGGTTTGCCTCTTTGATTGCAGAGACATCATCCTTGTTATACCCGTTGATCTTCATCCAATCAAGCACGAGTGGCTTCATCGCTGCAGTATCCAAGTAGTAATTATAAAACCCTAAAGCACGTGCTCGTGTCTTATAAAACTTTTCAATTGGCCAAGTTTCCCAACCATTCCATTCTGGCTCGTCGCCTGTCCACTTTGCGTCTGGCGCGATAACGCGACCTGCTTTAAATGCATTACTCATATGTGTCAAAAATTGAAATTACGCTGTCAACATTAAAGCTGCGCCACCCTTGTTTTTCAAGGTCATAGACCTTAACGAGATTATCATTTTCGGCGATAACTCGAGGAGCTGAGCCTTTAACTTCAACCTGAGGAGTCAACGATTCAGCGAGCGTGCACTTCATGCCGCGAACTGTGCCATCTTTTTTGGTAAAAGTGACGAGTGCAACTCCATCTTGAAGTCTTTGCAATATTGATGACTTATCTAAACTTATGCTTTTCATAAAGTTATTATACACTAATTTACTAGAAATGTAAATAAGAAACTTTAGTATGTTTTAACACGATGGTTATCTACTTGCATTTCAAGTTCACGAATTTTACAAAGAGCGTCTTCATGCGACTTTTTTAAATTATCGAGTTCTGATTTGTTGTGAACATTTATAATCCAGAAAAGATCTTCTGGAGTTTTGATCTTCTTCATATCGCTACCATAACCAGCTTCATATTCCTTAGCTCCATATTCATTCTCTAAAATATGCCACATGATCCATCCTTCTGGATCAAAGAAGCTAATAACTCTCTCTATTGAGGACCAAATAGCATTTTGCAGTCGTCCTTCGATTTCAAGGCACCCCGCCGCTCTTGCCGCGTCACATGCATCGCTAAGTTCTTTATACTCTTCTAGGAGCTTTGTTAGTTGTTCAAGTGTTAGTGTATACATAATGTTAGATATTCCAGGCTGCTAATGTGTGTTTAAATGGCTCTCCTTCAATTTCTGATACAAGTCGGAGCATCTCTTGTGCAATCTCACGAATTTCTAGCTGTGCATGCTCAGAGTTACGTAGCTTCAAAAAGTTTGCAAAGCTGCGCATATTAAATTGAACATCAGCCTGTATTTGAGAGTTGTAAGTCTTAAAGAAACGTGCGCTTTCCTTCGCTCGTTTACGACCAAGAACTGGTTCTAAATCTTTTAAGACGGAATGATACATTTTATTGCCTAACTGAGTGTACCATTCTAAAGCTTCGTCCCAATTCTCAAAATTACCAAATTTTTCAACACATTTAATACCTTGCCAATCTTTAGGCAGATAATACTTGTCATTGTTTAGTTCTTTATATCGGGCTGATTCAGCATTAATGCTAGCAATACGATGCTTGAGCAGATGAATATGAGAGGCAATGTCAGTATCAACAAGAAAATGCACGCTGCCTTTTTCAAACGGTGTTTCGTGACCATTAGACCACAGCATATTGATGAGTCCAGGAATGCGCGATTTCTTTTCATCAGTTAATTCTCGTGATGTGCTTGTCCATGCACTACAAGCGATAGTTTCATCACACCCATAATGCCCAATTAGTTCTACTTTATTTATCATAAATTTTACCAAGAAGATTGATAGAAGAGGCGTTCGTTATCCCAATCTGTATAGTCAATCAAACCCGAAATTGTTTGAATACTGCTCTCTACTTTATCCCAATAGTAGTCGTCTACTTCAGTCGATCCCCAAAAAAATCCTTGGGTGGGAGGCAGCTTACTAGGATTCTTAAGATGGTAAACATCCTCAAGAATCTCTAACAGTTCAAAAAGAATATCTTTATCTAGTTCATAAAGATCGCATTTATCAATACCTAGCTGAACATGCGTAACGAACCATTGATGCAGTGCATTAAACTTACGCCAGTATGCAACCTCTTGGAAGATTGTGTAATGATCAGGACTCGTATCTTCATACGGGCGCTGCAATGGCTCAAACTCCGCAACTTCTGGCTGTCCAGGTTCCGGATTGCGATCAAGATCGCTCAGCTCTTTGATAGAGTGAGCAGTCTTCTTAACTTTAAATATATACATGTCAAGTCCCATACGTTTATTATATTAGAGTTCCTTACTTCAGCTGCATTGTACTTTCCACAAGTTCTGTCACATACAGAGATGGATTCTTGCCTGTTTCTAGTTTCGTTTCATACCAATCTTCAGCAACTTCTCGATCATCAAATTCTTGTTCTTTTCGCTCTGAATCAAAAGTCCAAGTGAGAATATACTTTACAACTCTATTGTTTTTAACTTTCGTCATAATTTGCTTCAAGAGTATCAGTATGAACTACATCCTTCATTAGTTTTTGAAAGTTTCTTCGCCATTCTTGTTCATAATACAGAATGCGTTTTTGCTTATGTATTTCAGCATTAGCAACCAGTAAATCATCTTTCAAATCGTCTATCTTTTTTTGAAGACGTTTAATTTTTGCTTCGTATTTTTTATCGTCGTTCATACCTAATTATATCAGTGTTCCTTAATACCAAAAGTCTTCATCACTAGCCTTATAAATGATGTAGCATACTGCAAACATTGCGAGTGAGCCTAAAATTATTGCTATCCACATATCACTCATAAGAAAATGTTTTTACTACTCTGTTTGGATTTTTCATCAGTTTTATAACCATATCTTCTGCAGCTTCCGCTGTCGCCCAAATTCCATAATGATACTCTGTAAACCAAAAACAAAAAAACTTAAATTGAATTGCATAGTATATTCTAGCAGTTCGATTGTCTATGCGTTCTACAATTCTATATTGTTTACTCATTATTTTCTCCTTCCACGGCGGCGAGAGCGTCGCAGGCTAATAAGTCAGCTTCAGTACTCACACGACCATCTAGCCTGTAATCTGCCATTACAATCCGTAAAGCCTCCGCCAGCCTGTCGCGTTGCTCTGTCACGGCTTCGTGCTTGAGCGCCCACCCTTGAGCGGATGCGGTTGTTGTGCCGTGAGTGCATACGGAGGATGTCCGAGCTTCGTTGCGCTCTTCCAATAGCAACTTCATATTTGGGTGGGACAGATCGAGCATGGACTGCTTCAAGGCATCAAGCTCCTCTGCCAGCCTGTCGCGCTCCCTTTCGAGTTGGCGGGCAAATTCAAGTGGAATATTGTCGTGCATATCCCACGGATGGTTTTTGTATGCATAGTCTGTCTCTGGTGTATCACTCATATTATTATTCTATTATTATTCCTTAATACTAAAGATCGTCATCACTAGCTTTATAGATGATATAGCATACTGCAAATGTTGCCAGAGATGCTAAAACTATTATTGCTATCCACATAATGATTATAGCCATACTCATAATTTTAGTTTATTAAATTTCTATATGAGGAGGTTGTTCATTTGTCCACACTACTTCATCTCTCATTTGCTTAGGCTGTAGCAATTTATCAACGACTGCCATAGCTTCTTCTTTAGAGCTAAACCAGCTCTTATAATTAGCAACACCATCGACGCCTAAAATAAAGGAGTTGTTAAGTATGTCAAGCCAGAAGCATAAAACCTTTCGCTCTACATGATAGGTCTCTTTGCTATCAAATCTTAATCTTCTTTTAATAATTCGATATGTTGCCATAATTTTAGTCTTCGTCGCTATAAGCCTCAGCTAGTTTCTTAGCCGCAATTTCATATACCTCAAAGAAAGTATCGCGATCTTCTTTGGAGAGATCAAGCAAACGCTCACCAATAGTTGAAAGCTCAGTACAATCCTCTTTAGGATTCCACTCTATTTGAGCAATTGAATTGCATACTTCTTCAATAGTAAAACAAGATTTGCCTATAGTACAGTTATCCTTTCTTATAACACCGTTACCACAATCTTCCCAGCCATCATTAAGATACTCTTCTAGCTTACCATAATACCTACACGGATAGTATTGCACTATATCGAGTATATGATGCGCATTAGCAGGAGGCTTACCAATATAAGCAGGGCTCTTTGCTCCAAAGTTGTTAATTCTAATCTTCATAGTTTTGTTCAGGTATGTTATTGTTGAAGAGTTCACGCCAACGATTCACCGCAGCCTTTTCAGCAGTAAACAAATAATCGCGATCATTCATATAATCAAAGTTATCCGTAAAATAGCCAAGTGCGTGATAGAGCGCATGTCCAGCATCAGTTAACTTTTGATTGAGTTCTCCTACAGGCTCGCATGCATAACACGCTCCTTGAAAGCCATTGCGAAGTTTATAATTTTCTTCCTTGAGAGAATCAATCTCTTGTTGTAATTCAGCAAATCTGCAGTCAAGCACTTCACGCAATGAGTCTAGTCTATTCATGTTATGCTCCTGGTTTTGATCCAACTGCGATCTGAGATTTGAAAGATTCTCCACAAAATTCGAAACTCATCACATCTCCGAATGGTCCTTCTTCGATGCCAGAAAATTTCACCTCGTCGGTTGAAATCCAACCCCATTGCCCAGCGCAAACCCAAGTTTTTTGTTTCATATTCATTTATTCGATGACATCATTTACAGTTTCAACCTTTTCCCATCCAACCATCTTGCATTTATAGAGGGTGTCATTGATGCCAACTACGTCTCCGCGAGAGAGCGCATACAGTTTTGCATCAGCAAATGTCTGACGCACAAACATCTGCTCAGCGTCAAGAAAACTTTCTGGAGCATTGGTCGCTTCGAACAGCCATTCCAGCATGTCATCGGCTCGCATGCAGCGAAATGTGATGTGTCGTTGGCGATCGTCAGCGTCATCGACAAATCGGTTATTGAGGCTACGATAGAGTGAAACTGTGGCTACGGCAGAGGTAATATCAGTGGTGGTCATATTGTTGCTTACAGGATTATTATACACTAAAACCCGCAAAAAGTACACAACTTTTTTCAAAAAAGTGAAAAAACTTCACTTTTTTCGACCTCCAGGGTCACATTTTAGTCAATTCCGGGTCCAGGTCTCAATCTGGTGACGTATGGAAAGCGTGGGATGCCATCTGGAGTCAGGTTGAAATAGGTGCATGTAGCATAGGTTCCACGAAGAGACTCAGCATCCTTTAAGAGCTCTTTCAAAAATGAGTGTGTACCTTTGATGTTGCTTCGGAATGTTTTGCCGTCTGGTCTTTGCAAGACCGCATAACCAGCCATGCCGCTTTTGTTACCGTTGCCTTCGCAAATTTCAACAATAAGATACTCACCATCCTGAAACTCTTTGCGCTTGAGCAGCGAGTCACTACGCTTACACTCGTATGGCGCGTCAACTCGTACCATCTGACCTTCATAGCCATCTTGCAAATAGTTTTCATATGTCGCATCAAGTGAAATCTCGTCACACACCATAGTGGTAGGTACATTCACAATAATGTTTGGATTTAACTTGAATGCGTTTGCATAGTAAGCAGCCTGAGAAGAACGTGTCGAAAACTTTTTACTTGGGTCAACCGTATCATACCACCAAAATTGGATCTTATTGGCACACTCCTGTAGGTCTGCAGCGGATGGTTTGGTTTTTTTCACAAGACTACAAATACTATTAAAGTCATCCTTATATTTGTGAGTATAAAGCTCGCCATCAAGCACAAGATCTGGATGTGCCTTAAAAAGAGGAGCCAACTCCTGCAAGATATGCGGAATTGTGACCCAGGCCTTGCCATTTCGCGTAGTTGCCCTCTTTGCTGTGATGACTGCTCGTAAACCATCAAGCTTTGGTTGACTATAGACTGGATAGACGACACGACTTTTGCGATCTTCCCATTTTTTAGCAAGCATTGGCTCAATATAGAGACTGCGATCAATGTCAGCAATTGACTCAAAACAACCACTTTCCTTTTTCTTTTTCCAGAGTGCTTGTGCCTCGAAAAGTGCTTGAGCTGAAATGTCGCGCTCATTTGCTCGGCCGACATTGGTGGCTTCACATGTGGTCCACAACGTGGTCACAATCTTGCCTCCGACCTTGCCATGATGGGTACGACACCGTCCATCTTCGATTTCAATCGTCCATTCTTGAATGCTCCCAGTCGATGTACGACTGTATAGTGTAGGTAATTTCATACGATATAAAGTTGAAGTTTAGCGCATGCCACGAACATAGTCCTTTTCACGAAGTTTGTGATAGGTGCGTTCAAGAGTCTTCATTCCAGTATGGGTGCATACAATCCAACCGTCTGGTTGACGAGTAAACGTCCATGCTGCTCCAATGCCAAATCGTCCTCGTTTTGTATAGATACCAAGGGCTTCGGCTGGGGTGCGAGCAAGTATTGTTGCTTCTCCACCAGTTTTCGTCTTTACAATGTATTCTTTGTCCATATTTTTGTGTGTTGAGAGATTAGAGAGCATAGACTCGGCTGTGTTTGCTCTTGCAGATGACCTCGCCTGTAAATTGACCTTCTAGATAACGGGCTCGTAGTGTGCCAGCAGCGGTGTCTTGGACTCGCTGCATAAGTAGAGCGCCTTCATAGTTAGAACTTTTGAATAGTCCACCAACTGGAATCGCGCTCAAAAACCAACGTAACTTTCGTGGTGTCGCCTTGGTTGGTTTGAAGAGGTGATGAAAGCGAACCGAAGTGGGGGACCAGCCAGAATGTTTGAGAACTTCAAGCACAATGAGTGGTTCGTACCATTGCTCTTGAATTATGTCAGTGACACGATAGAGTGTGATGTCATCTGCAACGTTGCTGTCTTTGATGATGTCTCCAATGCGAACGTCTTGCTCAGAGATATGAGCTTCATAATCAGCGAGGGCAAGTTCTGCAGCCTCTGCTAATGTGGCGGAGTATTCTTCGGGACTGACTTCTGAGGCGTAGTAGGTGGTGGTCATATTGTTGCTTACATGGTTATTATAGCATAAACCACGACAAAAGTACACAACTTTTTTCAAAAAAGTGAAAAAAGGTCCCGGGCAGTGTCCCCGTATAGAGAAAATGACCTCCTGGAGGCCTAAAAAAGCTCACAATTGAGGGATATCTGTACGGAGATATCGAAAAAGCTCTAGGGTTTGACGAATATCATAGGCAGCATCATGCGCGGCAGACTCATCCCATCCTAATTCAGCACATTGACACAGGGTTCCAAGTTTGAAATTTGGGAGAGCGCCTCGTACCCTCATTGTCATCCATGCGGCGGCTTGCATCACACAGATTGGTGGGTTCCAAAACCAACTGCCAAAAAACTGATCTCCATTTTTCTCAAAAAACCTACGAATAAAATCAATATCAAAAGCAGCGTTATATGCAACAAAGTGAAGCTTGTCCTTTTTATCAAACTTATCACAATGACGTCCTAACATTTCAACTAGTTGCGAATATGCCTCTCGAGCAGAAAGAGGCAAATCACTTAAACTTTGGAGAGTCATTCCTGTTTTTGTGAGTGCTTCGTCCTGAACGCATTCTAGAGACAGTGGACGAAATCTCAAATCGCATTCTTCAAGAACGTTAAGATTTGTGTCAGTGATTATTCCACTAATTTGAAATATTTCATTCCGGTCACGATCAAGACCAGTTGTCTCTACGTCAAGAAAAAAATGTTTGTATCCTGTGTATTGTGTGCTCATGATTGTTTATAATGATATAGTTTATGAGAAAGTTGAATGTTTGATAGTAAGAGGTGAGCCTCTGGAGTTGCTGGCCGGCCTATATGAGTTGAAAATATATTATGCACCACATTTGCGACAGAGATGTCGTCATCTGTATCTAAAGAAGACGCATGTGTTTCAAACTGGAAAGCCGATCGATATCCAGTTTCTGTTTTAGGATTTTGCGCGGCATACATCCAAGTTTGAGACTCTGGGTCCGAACAAACATATTCCCATAATTTTCCATAGTTGCACCATATTGCACTGATAATATATTCACGCACATTTATAGCGGTGTTGTTATAGTTTTTATACAGCGAGCACAACAATATTCCAGAACTTATAATCTCGTGAGTGTGGTTACATAGACCTCCAACATATGAGTATGGAGAGTCTGGTTCCAGACTCAAAGGACATGTCAAAAAGGTTGGTGAGTCAAGTACCGGGAGACAATAATCCACAGTATTTGAGTCCTCACACAGCTTTTTAAGTTCATCTAGTGTTAACATATTTTTTTAAAATTCAGCCGCATATGGCATGCCATCACCACCTCTAAACACATAACCATTTACATATTGAGGATCAGGATCAAACCCATGTGCAACCGGAGTAATTGTTGGCCGGCGATATGAGCGATAACAATTGTATGGTCGGTACGTAGATAATGAGTGTGAACCAGAATATCTATAGTAACCAACCGATGAATAGCCGGTTGGAGTATATTCGACAACACAACTCGTTAAACAAATTGATAGCAGTGCAACTATTAAACGTTTCATATTAAAGGCTTTCATCAACATTTACAAACCCTTCATCAATCAAGTAAGAAACTATAGTTTGTAGTGTCACCAAATCTGGAAGTGGATCCAATGTAAAACAGCCATTGACATAATAGACATCATGACCGCGAAGGTGAGCAATAAAATTTGATTTGTCATTCATGCAGTCAAAAAGATATACAGTGTCATAAGAATCAAAATGATCATAGTAATGCCCTGTAAAGCTTTAGGCGACAACATTTCGACTATGCATAATGCTGCAAAAATTTTTAGATTATGAAAATCTTTATTAAAAATTTTAGTAATTGCCCAATCCGTCCACAGCACTTGTAGATATATTCCAAATGCTACAATTGCAAAAAAAGCAACTATGAATGCAAACGCCAGCGGCTTAGATATAACTTTCATATGACTTAAGACTGAGCACTAGCCAATTCCTTCAACTCATTTTCTAAAACATCAACTACTCTCTCGAGCGTGAGGTTTTCAGTTTGAAGGTCAAGTGCTTCGGCATAGCGGCCATCGGGCAAAATCTCAGCAATATCCTGTAGATTAGAGGCAATATCAGCATTAAACTGAGCGATTAGTTTCTGTAGTGTATTTTTCATAGATTAGTCTTCAAGTGTAAATGCAACCAAGCACAGCATTGCGGCAAAAATAGGGGAGCCCCCAATGAGTGCAAATAATGCACCAATATAGAGCAATTTACGATGATTGCTGTTTGACATATTTTCTATACGTTCTAGTAGTGTTTTCATGCAGGTGTTTTCTTATTACGTTTTTTAGCCTCAATGCTGGCAATCTCTTCCTCCAAGGACCGTATGATGCCGTCATAGCTATGAATAACGGCACCGACATTATAACCGGCTCGTTTAATAAAAAACCCGCCAGAACCGTCTACCAGGGCTTCACGACTTTTGAGGTGAAGCTCAAGGTCAGTCTTTAGTGTTTCGAGGTGTGTCATATTGTTGCTTACATGACTATTATACCACAAAACTCACGATTTGTACACAACCTTTTTCACAAAAGTGCATAAAATTCTCGACAAAATAAGAAAAATGTCTAATCTGGCATTAACTCAACACTATTTATCCGTTCCGGAACCTTCGGGCATAGTTTGGATAGGTCCTTATTTATGCTTGTCTTTTTTGGGGTTTTCTATGTACCATAGATTTATCTATATAGAAAACCATAGAAAACCCCCAAAAAAGTGAAAAAAGTTTATTTTTTTATGCTTCAAGCACCTGTACAATATAGCGTAATATCTTGCTGCGTACAATTTCACTATCTCCAAACTTAAAGGTGTGTATGTTATTTTCTACAGCAGATGTATTGTTAAATCGAGAATAAACATCTGGATAGCCTGAAAGTTTACCAATATCTGACTGCTTAAGATCTCCGCAGATTACATATTTTGTATTTTTACCAAAACGGGTAAGTATCGTTACAAGCTCTGAACGTGTTAGGTTTTGTGCCTCGTCGACAATCACAACACTATCATTGAATGTAAGGCCGCGTACAAAATTTACTGGAGTGGCACTCACAACATTTGCATTGCGAAGTTGCAGACAAGTACTCTCGTCTGTAATCTCGCGTATTTTTTCTAGACATGGCATTGCATATGGTAAAAACTTATCGTCAACCTCACCAGGCAATGCACCAATGCTACGAGACGCGCTTTCAATTACGCTGCGTATATAGTTTATATGCTTAATCTTTTTGTCCTTAAAGAGTTCCAAGGCGGCAAGTACAGCAATATAACTTTTAGCGCTTCCTGCAGGACCGTCAACAAATGCCATATTTGTATCGTCTGCCTTTATACAGTCATAAAATGCCTTGTGCGCCTCATTAAAGTGAAACGGCTTTTTGACTTTAAAATTAAAGCAGAAATTTAAAGCAATCGAGGACTCAATGTTAGTTGAGTCCTCGGCGAAAAGATCAGGTTTTGAAGCAGTAGCTTTTTTCTTTTTTTCTCGTTTGGCAGTGGCCATAATTTTATTTGTGTGTTGTTATTGTTGGTGTTACCATGGTATAATACATCACTCCATTAAAATTAAGATTTTTTAGGTACGTCTGTGTCTAATTCGCTGCTGAGTGCAAGTGTGGTTGCGCGTTGTGAGTCATAACGTGCGCTTTCGATCCATGTTCCATTAAAGGTTGTCATTCCATTTTTAACCTTTAATAACTTTGTTGCTGTTTTAGCATCATAGCCTTTGTGCTGCACCACATAGTCAATGAGTGGTACTTCTGTTCCAGCTATAGCAAATATTGGAGCAGGAGTAACTGTTTTAACTTCACTACCTTGTACAAGTGAGATGAACCAATCCTTTTTAACCTTTTTGCCAGGACAGGTTTTACTTGTCTTTGGGTCATCGCGATGAAACTTTAATGTGTTTTCATTAACTGGCATGTCTAGCCAATTGAAGAGCGCCTTTGTAATTGCAGCTGTATTTTTTATGCATGCTAATCCACGACCAGTTAGTGGATCTTCACTGTCATAGTCTCCAAGTATTTCGATGCCTATAGAGTTACGATTAAATGAAACTGCATGTATGCCAGGAACATTCAGTGGGGTCATGCCAAAGATTTGATCCTCGTCAACAAAAAGATGCGGTCCACGATTCCAACCGAGTGATTGGTAATATGCCTTTATGTTTAAGATATGTTGAGCGAGCAGACCACTCTTGCGCTGCGCCAATGAAGGTGCACCTGTGTGGTGTATAGTAACGCTCTTTACATATGCAGGCTTTTTAAGCGTGCTTAGATATTCTTTAAATGACTCTACTGTCCAAACTTTACCAACGTTTGCGTATGACATAACTTTTATTTATTAGAATTTCCTATAATTATTGCTCTGCGATAGCTATAGTCGCTATGAAATTTTTGACCACGCCCAATGAGTGTTCCTTCAGCAAAGGTGTATTGTTTTCCTTCAATGAGGGTAACTGTCACCGGATCATAGAGCGCCGAGGCGTTCAAGCTTTCGTTTTTTTCTCGTTGCGAGTCGTTCAATCCGCAACTTTGCAGCAGGATCACCAGTGGCAGCAAGCTTATCAATTTCATCTTCGATTCGATCTATTTCAGACTCTCGTTGCCATGCCACCCATGATGCATAGGCATTGCATGCAGCGGCAATGGCAATGAGCAGTGTGTTCATTTATTCACCTTTATCTTTAGCCTTGCCAAAGTTTAATGCAAGAAAGTCAATGACTGCATAGAGCTTTGCAATGGCTGTTCCAGGAGCAGGCGTTGGAGTTGCTGCAGCGATTGCACTAGCAAGAGCAATAACAGCGGTTGCGATTCCAAACCAGCTTTGTGTCTGTACGAAGTTTATGAGTAGTTCCATATGCTTTAGTATTTGTTATTAGGCATAATATAGAGTCATTCACTAGTTGTATTTATACAAAAAGGCATATCAAAAAATGATATGCCTCTCTGATTTTATGTATGCTTAAACAGGTGTTTAAAACCCGTTTAGTTTATCATATTCGCTTTTTAGATATTTTTTTACTGTATATTTTAGATGCAACCCTGAATTTTTCAGAGTCTTTTGTTTTATATATTCTTTTATTGCCGCGTTGTCACTTTGAAAAAAGCATGCGCTTGACCCATCAGACCACTTCATAATTATTACGATAGTGTCTTCTCGAGTCCCCTCTTTCATGCCCCATTGTATATTTTAGAGATGATGCCCTCAAAAGCTTTTACCTTGTCTAGCCGATTTGGCCAGTAAATATAATCCTTTTCTGGGTTTTTCTTTAGATTTGAGACAAGAGGCAAGATAGATTTATAGAGTGAATCAAGACGAGTCTGAAGTTCAATCACTTCATCTTCCTTTGCATTTGCTGCACGAACTACCTCTAGTTCATCTTCTGCAACAGCAGTAAACCCAAAATCAAATACTTCGTCTGACATATCAAACCTTGGTTTGCGGTTTCTTACGAATTGCTGTCTTTTTATTTGCTCCCTTGACTGGTTGCTTTTTTGTCGCTGCTTTTTTAGCAGCATCTGCAGCAGCTTGCTTTATAGTTGGCTGTTTTTTTGCAGGATTTTTATATACCGCTTTCTTTTTTGGTGCAGTTTGGTTTTTTACAACGGGCACTTCTACTGGTGTTGGCATTTTAAGCGGCTTCAGTTTACGCATCGCAATATACTCAGAGAAGAGTCGGCATGCAACGTAAAACAGGCTGCAAATCGCGCCAAGACTAAGGGTATATGCTAATATTGTAGTTATTGTTGTCATCATATATTTTGTATTTATCGTGGTTCTATAGTCATTTATAGATTTTTTATAGTAATTTTACGTTAGTTGTCCTCCAACCCATTCTTTGCTCCATACTGATATAGAGTCGGGTGTATAACAACCTTCTGGGATTGATGATGCCGCTTTGTTGTATTTTCCTGCTAACACATCACACAGGTGATTCCATTCTTCTGCATCAAAAACCATCTCTTTGCCTTCTTTATAGATACAAATTTTTTCTGGCTTATAAGAGCCGTCCCATTCTCTTAAAAGATTTGCTAGTACACTAATCATATTTGAGTTTCTTATTTCTTAATCTCTAGGATTTCCACCTTCACAATCTTTCGTGAAATCTCATTATGGAACGTATAGTCAGATCCAACATAGTAATCATCTACAATCTCTTGGATTGATCTATCTATCAGCATTACTAAAAGAACATTAAAGCCAGTAGTGAAGCGGTCGCCGCCTTCAATTGTGATATTCAGTGTAGCTGTGATGTATTCGTTGGTCATACCTTATTGTATCAGAGTTCCTTCCGTATTTCCTTCTTACCATCCTTACGTACACGCTTATTTTGCACACGGCTCCAGTACTTGCGTAGATGCTTCCACCATTGAACGGTCTTGACACCGCCTTTACTCTTTGCTGAACTGCTCATACTATCGGAGTTCCTTACGAACTATTTTCATTTGCTCATCATAAGCACCTGCGCGTCTCTCTTCCAGGACCTTATCAACAATATCACAACATTTTTCGAAGAGCTTGAAGCTCTCTTCAAACAGCTTTTGTTTGTCTTCTTTCATAGATTTATCGAGTGTAATGGTTAGATTTATTTAAGAACTGCATCGATTTTAGACAACATGCTCGCCGGAACTTTCCATCGACCGCCACTAGTTTGAACCGTGACAAACTTAACGGCAATCTTGACAACATGTCCAGTGGTCGCACCTCCACTTCGTGGGTTTGTAAATTGAACATTGTCGCCGATATGAAGAGAAGCTTTGGTCTTTTGAGCAAGGCGAGTGCGGGCAAAGGTGATGGCTTGGATTATGCTATTGAGATCATCATTTGCAAAGCCTCCAGAGATGATGGCTGTATTGATGTCTTGTACGCTGAGCGATGCTGTTTTCATAGGTGGTGTGGTTTGTTGCTTACGTGGTTAGTTTCTTAGTCGATCGAGTCGTTCAACTCTTTGATGAGTTGAGCACGAGTGGTGATTTCGTCTTCGCGAGGGTCAAGTCTGAGCCAGTTGCCAAATTTGTCTTCAGCGATGAGGGTGATTTTGTTGACTTTGGTGACTGTCATGGATTTGCGCTTGCATTCAGAGGTACGACCGTCGAACATCGAATATTGGAGGACGATTTCGTCTCCTACCTTGTAGGTTGCTTCTTGTTGCGGTGCTGTTTTAATCAGTTTCATTTGGTATCGAATTGTTGCTTACATGGTTATTATAGCATAAACCGCGACAAAAGTACACAACTTTTTTCATAAAAGTGAAAAAAGGTCCCGGACGGTGTCCCCGTATAGAGAAAATGACCTCAGCAAGGCCATTCTGGGCGTGGTTTTGGCCACACAACCTCTAATCCGCGACACTTGAGAGCCTCAATCTCTTCGATCTTCGTGTATACCTCGAGTGCCTCTTCAAACGTGTCCCATCTTTTACCGCTTCTGTAAAAACTCGAGTCGACGTCAAATGGGTCAATGTCATTCCACATCCATAACGACTTGCGTTGAATATAGTATTTTTCATGTGACAGTTTTGTGTTTCTGTCGCGATAGTCTCTTACGATTCTGTATTTTGGCATAAGTTTATTCTTGTGTTTGTTTTTTCCCATCAGCGCGTACACGCTTGTTTTAAACGCGCTTCCAATATTTTCGAAGATGTTTCCACCATTGAACGGTTGGCACGCTACCTTTACTTTTTGCTGAGCTGCTCATGATTTTTACTAGGGTTGATCGTTTTTACTGTGCAGTGAAAGTTTGTTATGCAGTAAACAGTTAAGGTCACTGCTTAGCTCATTGATAGGGCGGCAGTTCCCACTTTTGCGGCACAAATGTCTTGCATGAAAAGTTATCGGTGCAAACGGTTAATGTATCATCATACTCTTTGAGTTTTTCCTTTAGTATCATAACCTCTGCTTCAAGACGATTAGCATCAAGTCGATAGCGCTCAGTAGTTTCTTTTGCTTGCTTTAGTTTCCATCGCACACTGATAATATCATTGACTGCATTGGTCGCTTCTGCGATTGCATTGTCGCGCTCGCGTTCTAGTTTGCATGCATGTTCTGACATCTCTTCCCATGCTTCATGATATGGGGTGTCTGACATAATTTGCGCATCCCATAGGGCGTCTGTTTCTAGTGTTTCACTCATGATCGCCTCCTTTTGTATCGGCAGTTTGCCTTTTCTGATAGCGATTAAAGAACGGTTTGAAACTGTTTGCATAATTGATAAGGTCTTTCAAACCCTTCGCCAGCTTATCACGTTCACTCTCTGCTTTCTTTAGATCTTTCTTTGCTTTCTTTAGATCCTTATCAATCAACTTCGCGCCAATTACTGCGGCATTGTAAAGTTTAACTGCTTCATTATAACGTTCAAATGCTGCATCCCGTTGATTGCATACCTCATTGCGTTCTTCTAACAGCAATTGCATATTGGGATGAGACAAATCCAGAATTGATTCTTTAAGCGTATCAAGTTGCTCCTGCATACGATGCTCTCGTAGCACAGCAGTTTCATAGTTGTTGACTGCTTCATCGCGTTGCTGTTCTAGCTTACGAGCAACTGTTGCTGGCACAAAATAGTCACCTTCATCTGGATTGAATCCTAGAAAGATTTGATTTGCATCTGTGTCCGGTGTATTACTCATGATCTATTTTATTGACTGCGCATTGTAGTATCGTTGTAACGGTTACATGCTGTTTAATCTGTGGTTTTGTTCCCATTTTTAGTTTCTCAACGTAAAAATCTAAAGCAATGTCCTGATCAAAAAAGATTGCATTTTTAAACACTTTATTTTTGTTTAGCCAAAGCACTTCGTATTTTATATCTTCACTCATAAGAAAATGTTTTTACTATTCTGTTTGGGTTTTTCATCAGTTTTATAACCATATCTTCTGCGGCTTCTGCTGTTGCCCAAATTCCATAACTAAAATCTGTGATCCAAAACCAAAGAAACTTCTCTTGAATTGCATAGTATGTTCTAGCAGTTGGAACGTCTATACGTTCTACTATTCTATATAGTTCTTTCATAAGTTTATTCTACTACAGTTTCGGTCCACGTTCTGTATTGACGTTGCAGTCCTCGCTTCTTGTATTCTCTTTCGATGGTGTCATCGATATACGCGCTGCCATCTGCACCGATTACTTCGGCACCGCATGAACAGCAACGAAGAATAGGAATGTCTTTAATGGTAATGCTACCAAGAACATGTTCATCATAAGTTTCGGTGACGAACACCCGCTGCAGTGTGCCATTGCATTCCCAACATTTTTCATTTTTCATCTAATAAAGGTCTCCTTCAAATTTATGCCTCCCAACTTGTAACGAGCATTGATTCTACGCTCGGGATATCAAGTAAGTTTCTTCCACCGGAGTAAGAAACCGCACTTTGAAGGTCCTGTTCTATCTCGAGCAATTTTTCTGCATAGGTCATTGTGTCAAGATCTAGTGCACGCTTAACTCCTTCAACGTTTCGATATTCACCCTTGTTGTATTGAGAAGCACTTCCAAAATAAACTTTTTGACCGTCAATCATTTCAGCCGGTGAATCAATACATCGACTAAATAGACCACCAACCATAACCATCTCTGCTCCGGCGTGAATTGATTTTACAATGTCGGCATGCTCACGAACTCCGCCATCTGCAATTATTGGTGGATCATCGAGTTCTCGCACACGATCAATGAGTGTGATACAACTATACATTGGAAAAGTAAAGCCAGTTTTGTTTTTTGTGCTGCACACACCTCCACCGCCAATACCAACTTTTACAGCATCTGCCCCCCATTCAACAAGCCTGCGATAGCCTTCGGGAGTGCAGACATTGCCGGCAATAATTTTTGTATCAAGAGACAGCGAAGAAATATGACTCAACATCTCTTTCATAAGAATGCTATCACCATGAGCAATGTCGATTGTGACATAGTCTAACTTTAAATCTTCTGCTGCGATCTGCTCAAGTAGATATTTGTCAACTTCTTGCACACCTACGCTGATGCTGACTGTTTTCCAACCTTGGGCAGCGCGAACAAATTCAAGGTTATCGACACCGAAACGATGCATGACATAGAAATAGCCATGCTCACTCAGCCATTTTGCATGTGATTCGTTTATGACACATACCATATTCGAAGGCACAACTGGCAATTTAAATTGTGATCCTAAAAATACTGTAGAAACTTCAGCTCTTTGACGAGTCTTTAGGCTACTATAGCGAGGCAGCAAACATATGTCTTTATATTGATATGCAGTTTTCATTTGTCGTATTTTTCAAAAATTATAAGTGTGCCAATTGCAAGTGAAGTCATGAGAATACAATAGAGTACTATGGTTAAATCATTCATAGTCATATCCTATTTTATGAGTCTCGATCCAGCGATAATTTCTTTTATCACCTACACGCTCAATAGTCATATGACCATTTTCATATGCTTCACGATGTGTTTTATTAACACCCATCCAAAAACCAGCAATCATACACAAAGCAGTATGAATGACCAATAAAATTACAATAACAATATTCATAATTTAAGAATTCATCACCTTCAATAAATCTCTTCTATTTTCAATATAAAATTGTTCATCGGCAATTTTTACTAGCATACCTTTTTCTCCCATATCATTGTCATAGATGTACCACATAATCCAACTATATGGATCAATAATATCTACTGTATCTTCAAATGCTTTCCAAACTGTATTGTAGATTGGACCATCTGGGTCTAAACACCCGACTTCGACTGCAGAGTCGATCACGCGCTTCAATGCAATATATGAATCTAAAATTTTATTTAGTTCTTCAATAGTCAGTTGTTTATTCATCTTATTTCTCCGATTTCTAGTTCGTCTAATATTGTACTCACACATCCATCAAAGTCAACTGAAGAAGAGGTATGAAAATGACCAGCGTAATGGCGACTCGCACCACAAAGTTTTAAAAGTATATCATGATCTTTGCGTTCTTGTACACACTCATCCCAAAGAGTAGAGTCACGATCACACCAACCTGAGATTCCAGACTTATCACACGGTCCATTCCATGTTGGAGCACTGTGCGTAATGAGTACATCACATCGCTTTATCTTAGAAACATCCAAGACAAACTTTTCATCTGCCCAGTATGAAATGCCCTGTGCTCTCATACGTCGATCGACACTGACAGCGCCACCAACAAACAAAAATTCTTTATCATCTAGAGTCATTGATGTATAATCTGGAAGCAACTTGAAATTACTCATGCTTATCTTTCCATCAAAATATGCTGGGTCATCATGATTGCCGCGAATGCCTAAAAAATCGATGTTTCGACTTTTGAAAAAGGTGTTGATATATTCAAACTGACGATCCTGTTGCTTCTCGAGTTTAAAACCGACTCCAAGGTCACCAACACCGATCAAGACAAAATCACGAATATCGCCAGCTTTTATCTTAAGAAAAAGCGCATCCCACTTGCCATGAATGTCTCCTACTACAAAGATTGGCTTGTTCATAATTATTATTTACTCTACTCTATTAGCTATTGACGCACTCCAATCCAAAATGAACTGAGCATCTTCTTCACTCAATACCACCTCTCTGCCATCCGTGAGATTAGCAATTGGAGTATTGCCATCATACCAAAATCCTTGTACTGTATTAATATCAATCATATTGTTGCTTACGTGGTTATTATTAGGCATATTGAAGCAGCGCTTCTGGCGAGTTTGCATACTCTTCAAGAATTTCATAAAGTTCCTGTAGAGCTTCTTGATGAGAGTAGTATTCCTCAATGCTTATTTCCCATTTGTCGCGAAGAAGTCTAGTATTGGTAAACGTTCCAGTGATAAACTTATCTCCTTCTTTTACTACTTCGGTGGTGAAATACTCACCATTTGACATCTTGATCTCTACTGTTCCGTAATGTTTGTCGTCGTTGGTCATTCTGGTATCGAATTGTTGCTTACATGGTTATTATAGCATAAACCGCGGCAAAAGTACACAACTTTTTTCATAAAAGTGAAAAAAGTCCCCAAAGTTAAGCCCCGTATAGAGAAACAGACCTTTAGGAGGCAAAAAAGGTGCTCAGAATATGAGCAATTGCATTGTCTTTTGCCTTGAGTTCGACTTCCCAGGTGACGTCACGATTTGCAGAGACTACATGTGGGAGATGGGTTGCATAGTCAGTATGACTACGAGTGCTGCCAATACCTTCGCTCCAATGAAACACAGGAGTATATTTTCCCCAACTTTGGCGAAATCGAGAGATGCTTTGAGACGAGTCGCATGACGGGTTGCACGTGTCATGAAGATTGTCATAGACGAGTGGAAGATGCCCTGCAAAATGTGTGTAGAGATTCTCGCAATTCCAGTATGCCTTGTCTTCGTTTTCTAACACAAGTCGATGACGAACGCCACGACTACAACGGGCGAGATTTGCACAAAAGCGAGACACATACTCGCCAATAGTTTCACGCTTAAAGTCAGGGCTCTTGTTGAGATGCAGACACATTGGAGAACTATAGTTTGCTTTACATCCCATCATATCAAGCACATATGACTGATGGTCAAGTTCGCGAATAGTCTTGTCTACAACATCAGGGTTATAACTTGATAGGACATTAAACTGATCGGGATGTGAGCTGCATGTGATGTCATGCTGCCGAGCAAATTCACCAGCCTTCGCAAGGTTGCTTGCGATATCATCAAACCCATGCAGGTCGTCGTAGCGCAACTCGAGCGTATGATCAGTAAGCAACGGGAAAATTGAACTCGACACACGATAGTGACGAGCACCTGAGTCGATGCATGCCTGGAGTGTACGCAAGATGTGCTGCGAATTATGAAGTATACGCTCGGATAGTACTTGCAACCCACGCTCACGACCAAGAGTTACAAACTGCTTGCGAGTCATCGTCTTTGCTGAGATCTTTTGGTATGTCAGTCTTTCACTTATGCAAACTAGTCCCAGTCGTGGTGTCATGATGTATTATACCCTAAAAGCGTCAATTTGTAAACAAAAAAATGGTGGATGTGTGGAGGATCGAACTCCAGTCCATGACTTCTCGGCAATATACTTCTACAATTTATTGATTGATGTTAGGACAATCACAACCTAGATTGTTGTCGAGCAATCCCGCATCAATATTCGAATCGATGAGTCTATTATATTTTCGATATACAACTATCCGACCCTACTCTGTACCAACGCATGTTATCGGAGTTGATGCGTTGGTGCGGTTATGCCGCGAGAGCTAGTGTATCTTTTTCGTTTTTCTCTTGCACTTAGAGTCGTGCAGACTGTGCATTGCATATATTGCTTCAAATGTCATGTCGAAACCATGTCACACCCGTTTAAGTTATTATTTTATTTATCTCATTATGTATATTATCATCTAGACCTCCCCATGACCAATATTGTTTACAAACAGTTGGTACATCACTAGGATACATCCAAGTAAACGCATCTTGCATGAAATTTACGTGCCAATTGACCAAGTGTATTAAATTCACTAATACGAACAAGTCTCAATCTTGGCATCATGATGTATTATACACCAAATCTACTTATTTGTACACAACTATTGTGATCGTACTAAATTCAACAATTGTGTTTTATTATGCAACCCTACTGTAAAATTTGCATGAAATGCTAAGGCATCACTATCTAAAACAAAATGCGGAGAATCTGGACTCCAAAGGCCGAGTTCTAGATTGCCATATGTCGTAAATTTGAGACTAAGTGGAATATATTTTAAACCTGAATGCGGTAACATCTCATTTATTACAGTTTGGTCACATTCCTTTGCTGCATAATATTCTTTATTACAAATGAGAGCTTCTTTTACATTATTAAAAAAGTTAATAGTTTCAGGACATACCCGACATACAAAAAGTCCGGCACATAATGCGTTTTTGCTATCTTGTTGAAATGCAATATGAGAGTCTCCAAGTTCTTCTAACATTGTAGTTACTATGTTGCCTCTTACGCATATATCACTATCTAGATATATGAGTGCATCACCATATTGCAAAGCCTCAAGTTCAGTGATAATATGGTGTGTTTTATTATAACATGCATTAAAAAATGCCTCACTTTGAAAGTCTCCTTCGCAACTATTATCAAGATATGCAATCTTACATTCATGTTTGCAATGTAACAAAATTTCATTATAAAGCTTTTCAGTAAAGTTTTGATGACGAGCCGAACAAACTGTTAAAAGCAAAACTTTCATGCCAGTAATGTTTCAATGTCTTTGATTATATCATCTTGCAATCCTCCCCATGACCAATATTGCTTACAATATTCTGGAACTTCGCTTGGGTGACACCATGAAAATGCTTCAGGATAAACTTTATGCGCCCATTGACCAAGAGTATTAAACTCACTAAATTCATTACGCTGTTGTTGGCATATCCATTGTTCAAGGCTGCAACTATGTTTTTTCATTATCCATGCTCTAAACTCGTTATATATCCATCGTGGATATATAATTGGATGTCTTCTCATATATTCATAACTATCATACCAACCAAGAGTCTTTTCAGAGATCGCATTCCATGGACTATTAGAACATTCTTCGCGAAGCATAATAGGTTTGTTATCTTTAAAAAAACAAGTTGGTGAAAAATCTTTATAAAAAATACAGTCACTATCAACATGAAGAATATAGTCAGATAAACACCACGTGTCTGCATGTAATTTAGTAATCTGTTGCGCAAGATAGCCATCACATTGATCAACTGTGCCATGTACATTCTCTGCTGTAAGGTGAGCGAGCAGTTGAACATCAGATTCTGGGACTACAAGATGAAGAGTTTCAAACTCTTTACCATATTTATGTATACTTTTTAAAGAATGCCACAACCATTTAAAGTCATTGCGATACGAACGTATGAGTATATCAGTTTTCATTGCGGTATGCAAAGTATGTCATATTGTTCACCAACTTCAGGGAATGGTATTATGTCATAACCAAATTGAGACAGAAAGTTTTCAATATCATGCGCAGTTTTGCCATTTTGCGCAAGGGCACCGACATTAATTTCAATCCAAAAAACTGGACGATATTTTGAAATTGTTTCTTTTGCTCCTTCTAAAGCATTGAGTTCATAACCCTCAATATCAAGCTTAAAAAAATCAAGAGCAGACAGGTTTAGTGAGTCTAGTGTTATAGTTTTTATGCAAAATGAACCATCACCAGACTGTTGTGATATTCGGCCAGCTCCAGCATTATTATCTACTGAATAGTTTACTTCTTCGTCACAGTTTGATAGTCCACAATTAAATAAATTTGCTGAACCGCAATTATATTGTAAACATTCAAAGGCTGCAGGATTTGGTTCAAATGCATAAACGTCTCCATTTTTACCAACTGCATCACAATATGCAAGTGTGTGGTCGCCTATAAATGCACCAGCATCAACAACTGTATAACCAGGTTGTATATATTCTAAAATGATTGGCAACGCGTAGCGATCATGATCGAGGCGGCCACTTTCTTCAACCCAACGTGATATATGAGTATCATTCTCTAAAATCGCAATGTTTTCACGCGTTATTTTCATATATTTTATTTATAATAAATAATAACATGCTCATACACACATACTTTGCAAAAGAAAGGGGGATGGGATTGGGTGATTTTATACGAGGGTCAATCGCGGCAAATCAACTATGCGTGGAATATAGTATACCATTTGAAATTGATTTTAGGCAGCACCCAATTGGTCAATATTTACAAAATCAATGTTCGGTTACACCTCCAAATACAAATAAAATTTTAGATTTACAAGACATTCAAAATGCCACTCTACGGGCACTACAAACCAATCTTAAAAATCAAATAAATCTAAAAAATTTACGGCGGGATAATTTACATATTTACACAAATGTATGGCCAGTATTTAAACTACCAAGGCGAATAGTAGAGTCTGTTAGAAAATATTTGCAACCAACTGAAGAGTGTGAACGCGCAATAGTTGCTGCATTAGATTCGTTGACAGATTATGAAGTTATTCATGTTCGCGTCGGTGACATACTTTCATTTGGCACTCAAATAGGAGACACTGTTGACTATACAATGGAACAACTTATTGATAGGTTATCTGTTGTAAAAACTATACAAGATTCTACTACACGTCCATGCATAATAATGTCAGACTCGGCTGAATGTAAGCGCATCTTAGCAGAAAAATATGGTTTGAGATGCACTTCTACGGTTCCAAGTCATATGGCACTTGAAAATGATTCTGCGCTTGACACACTAGTAGATTTTTTTATCCTATCACGAGCACGACATATACATCAGTTTAGTGTGCATCATTGGGGCTCAGGATTTAGTGACTCAGTACACTGGCTCTATCGAGTGCCAATTACAAAACATAAGCTATCTCCCACAAACTAATTTAGCAAGCACTGCAGAAAAGCGATAATCATCAACTGTCGCATCACGCACTTCACTCGTAGTGTCCCAACTATGAGTTGTGTGGTATGTTTCTGTCTTTAATACTTTATTGTTTGCAGTGTCAATATAGTAGTTTGATTGCCAGTCATATACTTCTCGCAGTTTATTAAGAGTAATTTGAAGAATTGTGCAATCATCGAGTTCAAACTGAGCACCATTTTTATCCTTGATTTTCATGTTGTTATTATAACAATCTTTTTTAATTTGTAAATATAAAAGTAGCCAGCGCAATACAACACTGGCTACTCGCTATTAACCTTTATGCTCCGTGCACAAATGCATAGAGTTCTTCTGCTCTTTCGATAACCTTAGATACAGCTGGTAGTGTGACATCTACAGTAGACAAGTCTGATGTTTCCTGTCCGTCCTGATAAATCGTCTCTTTTTGACAATTTAATGCCTCATGATATTGCGTCATAATATCGCCATGAGCGAGTTGCAATACCTCTAGTCGTATTTCGTATGCGTTTTTATTCATTTTATTGTGTGTGTTTGTGTGTGTTAAGTATAGAAGACAACCGCGTCCTCTATAGAGTTATATATACGAGAAAAGCCACTCAGAGTGACCCGAGTGGCTTTTCTATATTATTTTTTAATTAGTATTAGTGTATCAATGCAAGATGTGTGACTTTGTCGTATAGATGGGGCACAACATACCATTGCTCTGCATCAGATATATCTTTTGGAGATTCGAGTGCACCAATCTCAAGAAGATCTGTTCCCCATGCAACTGATACTGCTTTCCACTCGCTGCCTAATTTCATGTGTGACATAAGTTTGCTGCTAGAGATTCGATCAAAATCAGTCTTTGCAAGCAGTTTATATGGGTCGAGTTGATAGAGTTCGCGGTCTTGAATAAAGAAGATATATTTTCCTTTTACTGGAGTAATTTTAGCGGCTTCTTCGAGAGACTCGCCTTCTACTTCTATGTTTTCCAGGCGAACTGGACGCTTTGCATAGGCATCAGCTGCTGTAGAAATATGATCTGCTACAGTTTTCCATGCATTTGCATTTGACTTTCCATCTTTTCCTGCTTGTGACATATTAGCGATGCCTTGCGCGTTGTCTGCGAGTGCCTGTAAGAAAACTAGATAGTCTTTAGGGCTTAGCATATCAATTGATGTTATAAGCTTTTGTACAGCTGGTGTTGGAACAGCTTCTTCGAGTGTCTCTTCCTCCTTAACAAGATTTTTATAGACTCCACCTGGACCAGACAATTTGCTGCCGGCTGGACGATATTTACCAAGTTTATACTTTTTATTATAGTCATCGCGACTCATAGTTCCAGCATTTACTCGGGCCATGTCAACTTGCTTGCGGCGCTTGAGTGCCGCATCTGCTGCTTCATCCATCTTTTCATCGGGGCAATCAGACTCTTCTTTGTATGTGCCGACATGAGGAAGTTTTGGCTCTTTGATGCCCTTTGACTTTTGCTTGAGATATTCTTCAGCGTGATCCTTTGCCTCTTGAGGTGCATTGTATCTAACCGCACTTTGGTATATAACTCTTTTAGTTTTCTTATCAATAATTGTCGGACGATATCCGCCAAACTGACTCTTTTCTGAAGTTGGGAGATAGTCACCAAGCCAGTTGATTGCTTCATCAATTGTTTTTTCTTCAATGCTCTCTTCTTCTTTATAGACTGGATTGCTTTTCTGAGATTTGTTGAGGTCTGGATAATACTTGCGCACTGCTTCAATTGCTTTTTTAGCAATTTCTTTTGTCTTTTTAGCACCATTTGGTTGCATAATTTCAAACCACATATCTTCAACATAGTCATAAATCTTTGGAAAACGATCAAAGATGTCTTCATGACTTAAACGAATAGACACACTTGTGACGTCCCAAAGTTTTGAATCTGGGGCGTCGACTATGCTTTGTAATTCGTCGATGAGGTCGGCTGGCTTGCGTAATGGCTTGTATGCTTCAGCAACGTCCTTTTCTTCAAGTTCAGTCTCTTCCTTTAGTTTGATTGTTTTAAGAAGTAAAAATTCTGAGCTGCCCATCTTGCGTTGATTAAACGCAATTGTTGTCTTTGGAAGATCTTTTGCCTTGAATGTAATGCTGTTAGTCCCAATTTCTAACACCTTGCCAAAGTTTGTAGTGTCGCCAACCTTTAGGGTGTCGACGATTGACTTGACGTCTTCGACTCCTTCTTCAAGAGTATCAGCGCTTTCACGAATGGTATTGTTATAGATGTCATTTATCAATGCATACTCATCATCGCTTAATAATGTTTTGAGACGTGCACTATAAGCTCTAACTAGCTTTTTACGCTCTTCGTTATTCTTTTTAGCTTCTTCTGTAGATTTTGATGAATAAGGAAAAGATTTAATTTGTGAAATAAGCTCTTTTGATTTGCTGTCCTTTAAGATTTTATCAAGTGTGCTCTTTAAGAATTGTGCAGACTCCTTTGCGTCTCTTTCGTCTGCTTTATCTGAAAGATATCTTTTTATTGCGCCACCAAATATAGCAGCTACACCAATTCCTCCTCCAATTACTAATGCTGCTACAATATCAATAATGTCTTTTACATACATTGATTGGATAAGGTTCCAATCAATTGCTTCGTCAAGAGTATCAGACTCTTGCAGTTGAGTTTTGCCAGTTAGAATTGCTGTAGCTGCAGCATACATCGGGTCTTGGTGATAGTGGAAGTTATTCATGTGTTAATTTATTTATATTTAGTTTAGTTCGTTAATTTCTAATTTTTGATCGAAGGTTTTGAAATAGTATTTGCTGTCGCTGTGTTGCTTTGCAATCTCATAGACCTTTTCAGCAGACGTCTTTGGATTTGCGATGTGTGTTACGTCTTGACTATAGACATTAAAATAACTTTCGCCATCTTCTTTTTCGATTGTATAGAATGTGGTCTTGGTAATCCACCCTTTGTTCGACTGCTTGAAAATCATAATAGCAATTGTGTCAGCGTCTTCTTGAGCTGCAGAAAATCCACCATTTTTACCAAATACATGATTGTTTTTTGACTTTATCATTGCAGCACCCTTAGAAGCTTTAAGTTCTTTAAGGGCAGACGCATGCGATGCATCTTCTGTTAATGATTCTCTGCCGAGTATCTTTGCTGCAGCAGCATACAGTGGATCTTGGTTGTAATGAAAATTATTCATATGTCTTATTTATTCTGCTTCCTTTGTGCTCTCAATATAGTCACGAGCACTGACAACATACTCTTCTGCCTTTACGAGATTTGCTTGAACGTGCTCTGGTAAATTTTCGTCGTCTGCAAGCATGTCATGTAAACCTTGCGCGTTGCGAATGATTGTACGAAGAGCAGTCTTTGCCATGCTGCCTTCAGCGTCATACTCGCCTGCGTCTTGTTCGGCAGCTTCCTTTACGTTTCCATACTGATATGAAACAGGAACACTTTCTCCATCTTTAAAAGTTTTTGCAGAAGACTTTATGGAATTTAATGCAGTTATAAGTGAGTTGATCTTCTTTGGATCAAAGTCATCGCCACGTTTTATTGAATCAACAAATTGTTGAAATGATTTGCCTAGCGTGTATAATTCATTGTTGATGACATGTCCAGGCAAACGCATAAAAGACTCTTGTAAGTCTTCGGGCTTGCCTTGAAGGATTCTTGTTGCTGCTTCTATAAGCGGGTTTTTATGCATATCTTTCGTTTCTATTTTTCCAAATTTGTGCTGCCTTGTAGATTAATGCAGAGATGTTGCTTGATTCTTTATAACCAGAACTTTCTCCTCCGTCAAAATATCCATCAAGCGCAAATAAGAAATCTTCCATTTCATCTTCATCCAGATTGCGCACTGCTCCCATTGCCTTTTTAGCAAGTGGAAATTTAGCGGTGTAATATTCCTGTAGTGTCTCACCTTTATCTTCAACACCTTCATTATAACCATACTTTTCACCGGTCTTTAATCCGCTTGCTGCTCTTGCTGCGTCATAGAGGTGATCACTTATTTTTTTAATGACGCCTCTTGGATTGCCTTTGTGATCACGTGATGATGCATATTTTGTCATCTCGTCCATATGATCTGCAAATGCAAGTAAAAATTCTTGCATTTGACTTCTATTTAAATTGTCAATTTCTGCTAATAGGCGTTTTATAATTGCGCTCTGTGCTTCTTGAAGACACCCGTCTGAGGTCTTGCCCTCCAGAATCGTTGCTGCAGCACTCACAAGAGAGTCATTTTTATAGTTGTCAAAGGGTTGCATATAAGACTATTTATACAATTTCATAATTCGAAAAATGTATAAATAAGATAGATTATGAATAATTTCACATCATACAAAGAAGACCCATTGGTTTCTGCCGCTGCACATGTGTTGTCTCAAGAACAATTAAGCGAAGGCATTGTAACCTTTCCGAGCTATCGTGCCAAAGGCAAAGGCATCTACATTGGAAAAGATCTCATAAGCAAAGACGATTTTGGTTCATTTGTCGATACTGTAAACAGACAAGTAGACAAGTTTCCACTCTTTGGAAAATATCTTGAAGTTCACTCTGGCTCTGACAGCATTCGCGGAGAGTGTGTTGGCTATGCTCATATTCATGGCGCGCCAATGCTGCTCATTCGCGACAGCAACTATAAAGAAGTATGGATTGATGCAGATCGTGCTCAACGTGAGATTTATGCATTTACTCCAGCTAAAAAGGATGTCACTACAACCGGCACCGGATCAAGTGATAATCCAATGCTTTACAGCTTTGGCAAGACTAACTATTAAGTTGGTGGGCAAGGAGGGACTTGAACCCTCACGCATCACTGCACGGGCTTCTAAAACCCGCGTGGCTACCATTACACCACTTGCCCAAATAAAAAACGGAGCCAACATAGAGAAGGCTCCGTTTTTGTTTTATATTCTTATAATATTAGAATGTCTTCTTAAACTCAATTCCACCGAAGAAAAGATTCTTCATGTCTGAATGCACACCAACCGAGTCATCAAGACCAAGTGAGTATGAGACAAACGGAACAGCGGTCACGCCTTGCACAACTGGAATGTCAGTCGACACAGTGGTCTCAAAGTGAGTACACTGTCCTTCTTGAGCGAGATAGCCAAGCTCAGCGCGAAAGTCAAGCATCAATGAAGATCCAAAATCATCACTGTATGTTGCTGCAAGTTCGCTATAGCTGTTATTGTCACCAACAAGTCCGACATATTGCGTAAGCGAAAGGTCGATTGGACCAACTACACGTGATACAGTCAAACCAGCTTCTTGCGCTTGTCCTTCCTGTCCTGCATAGTCTTGCGAATACCAGGTATAGCTCAAAGATACGAGATAGTCAGCAACGCTCTTAGAAAAGATTGCAGAGAGCTCAGTAGCTTCGTCCTTCCCAGTTGTTTCAGCGTTTGCATAGTCAGCACTCAGCGCCAACGAAACGTCCGCAGGAAGTTCAGTTGTCGTTGTGACGATTGCATTTGCTTCATTTGCACCTAGATCAGCACCACGCCAGACCTTATCAGACGAGTAGCCAGTTTCAAGCGTCACTGGCGTGAATGCTGAAGGAGCGTCTTCGATTGGGCCTGCATAGGCATAGTTAAGAGCAGCAAGTGCTGCAATAAGTCCGACTTTAACGATTTGTGTTTGTTTTTTCATATTATAGTTCATTTTGTTTTTCAGGGGGAGAAGTGGTGGGGAGTGAGGGATTCAAACCCCCGGCCGACTCGGTGTAAACGAGATGCTCTATCGCTGAGCTAACTCCCCATAAAAGTATCTATATGTGTTGGCGGAACGTGTAGGATTTGAACCTACGGTAGAGTTGCCCCTACATTTCCTTAGCAGGGAAACACTTTCGACCACTCAGTCAACGTTCCAAAATGGCGGGTAGAGTAGGATTCGAACCCACGGAGGCGATTAAACCTCTCTCGATTTCAAGTCGAGCGCCTTAGACCAACTCAGCCATCTACCCTAAAATTTATAAGCCGTCAGACAGGTCATAGATGCGATTTGAAACATCAACTGACTTGTCTTTCATGAGTGTTTTGGAAAGTGTGCTGTTGTATGACAGCAGCAGTGCAATTGCAAGTGGATCAAACACAGCAATGATTATGCATATAAAGGCCATTACGATTGTATCGAGCGGCAGATTAAACTGATCGGCAATAAACTTAAACGTTCCAATGTCTTTTGATGCCGACATCTTGAGTTTTAGCTCTTGTATTTGTGTGTCAAGCTCTCTCTTGCTGTCTTGCAGTTGAACTATTCTCTCGCGTTGTGCTTGCATTTCAGCCGCTGTTCTTTCAATGTCAGCATAGATTGGTCGTGCATTTGCCGCAGACATCTTTGGCAAGCGTTCTTCTTGTGAACGACGTGCAGTGTTTAGTGTCTCTATTCGTGAGTTGATTTGTGAGACTTCAGAGTCGATGCCGCTCTTACGTTCTTGAAGAGCTACAACCTGGGAGTCAATGTTAGAAAATTGTATTGAGTTTACAGCATAGGCAGACGATAAATAACCAAAAATACCGAGTGAAGTTATACACATGAGTATGAGTGTAGCTGTGACGAGATAGCCTTTTAAGAGTGCTGATGTGTATGCCCAATAGTGATGCAAATAGGTCGTCGCTACAAGTTTGCCAATCTCTAGTGCACTTGCCATGATGAGCACTGAAACATAGCTACCACTAAAGAGTGTAGCAATGCCAAGTACTGAAAACCATGCGGCACATCCAGCCACAAGTAGACTAGTAATGAATAGCAGTGCACGTAAAACCATGTCATGATATTTATAATGGTGGGCCCGGTTGGGTTCTTATTAAAAATGGTAGGCCCGCTCGGATTCGAACCGAGGGTCACCCGATTATGAGTCGGACGCTTTCACCGCTAAGCTACGAGCCTTTATAGAAATTTAGTTCTTAGAAATATTTCGATTTTTTAAAGAATTTGAAATTTTTTGTTTTGTTTCTTCGCTCATCGGCTTTCTTAATTTTGCTGCTTTCGAAATATTTTGCTTTGCAGTTTCACTAAGTTTTCTACCTTTTGATGAAGAACCACCACGTTTTCCAGCATCAATAAATTTTTGTTTATTATCACTGGAATTTAAAGTTTTTTTAATTTGTGAAATAGTTTCATTTGAATGAGATTTGCCTTTAAAATGTGATCCACCTTCACCGCCGACTCCCATGTTATAAGTGTCCTTGCAATTTACAAATTCTTCAGTAATCAATTCTCTTTCTTTTGCATTCATCTCCTCTTCTGTTTGGAAAATAAACAATATTTCTTTTTGAAAATTTTCCTTACCATATTTTAATATAGCTTCCTTGATTGCCTTTCCGGAACCATAATACGAATCATTTGGATTAGCAGTTTGATGTTTACCTATATAAAATTTATTATTGATTAGATTTGTAGTTTTATAGATTGTATAGAACATAATTCTATTTATACAATCATAGACCCCTGCTCTTACCGCTGAGCTACAAGCCCCTTTCATTATAAAACTGGTCCGTTTTCTTTTTGTTCGTGATCTATGTATTGCCCAATATGTTGATGAACATTCAGCGATCGACGAAATGATTCATGCTCAAGTTTGGCTATTCGCTCTCTAAGTTCATTCATCTCAGAGAGTAGCGCTTCTACTTCGGCGTCAATCAAACTTTTAATATGTTCTGTATTCATAATCTTTTAAAGATGGTAGCTATGGTCGGACTCGAACCGACAAGCCATAAGGCAACGAATTTTAAGTTCGCAATGTTTACCAATTTCATCACACAGCCATAGAAAATTTAGAGGTTGTCGACGAGATAATTGTTCGACTTTAGGGACCTCATGCTCCTGTAAGCGATACCACCACAGTACCGAAATTTTATTTATTAGAGATATTATAATTCTTACATGATTCTAAAGAATTTAGAATAACAATATTGTCATATTGATTTAACAAACATTTTAATTTTTCATTTTGAACTTTAATTGCTTGGGGATTTTTTGGATCTAGATATAGATTATATTCTGGAAGATAAAAATCTGGAAAATAATTATGTGTTATACCATCTTTATCAATCCATGGCAATGGACTTGGTCTAAGCCAAGTAATATTACATTCATCTAAACGTTTAGCGAGTTCTAATTCCCATGAAGAATCTAACATTATTCCATTATATTCAATAATTCCTCTTCTTAATCTTCTATGAGGTGAAGAAAGCGCCTTTTCTTTCATCAATTGTTTAGATTTTTCAGTATGTTTTCTTCCTTTCCAATAGTTATTATTAATTAACGGCGAAACTATTTGCTTTCCCTCAGATTTTGCTTTATCATATTGATTAGTAATTCCAGATTCTTTTTTCGCTAAATTCATAGCAGCAACAGCCTTTAATGAACCATTTTTATATTCAGTTCTTTTTGGGTTTTCTTTACACCATCTACTATGGTTTGCCATCCATCCACTTGGTTTATCGCACAAATCAAATTCTTCTTTACAGTGTTTACATTTATTCATAATAGTGTTTTTAAATTGGTGGGTATACTAGGATTCGAACCTAGGCGAAGGATTTAGAAGACCCTGATGCTATCCATTACATTATATACCCATACACTATTATTTATAAATTAAATCCCTTGCTCTAATCCACTGAGCTACGTTCCCGTTTTTCATATTTAATTAAAGTCAAAGGTGTCTACTGTAATGTCATGTTGCTTAAGAAGACGAACCGCGTTGTCACGTTTACGTTTGCTGTTCCAGAAAAGCTCAATCTCTGCAGCATCGGCATCGTTATAGGTGTGAATGTCGCTTAACGCCATTGCTTCCATATAGCATTCATCATTGTGAAATACAATCGAATATTGTTTTGTTTTCATGCGGTCTTAGTCGATGTCCTGTTTCATATTGTATTGGAGTTTCTCAAAAGATCAGACTTCAGCATTGACCTCACATTCATTTATAACATAATCATCATACGCAGTATTTTCATAACGATTGTTGACACGATCAGCATCAACCTTAGCCTTATAGGCATCTAGTGCGCAATTTGCTTTTTTAAGTGAGCTATAAGCTCCTAATACGACGTCGCCTTCATAGTCTACGCGTCCTAATAAGAGAAATATTGAAGATTTGTTTTTCATATTGTGGTTGGTGTTGCTTACATGGTTATTATAGCATAAAACGCACAGAAAGTACACAACTTTTTTCATAAAAGTGAAAAAAGATCCCGAAGTTAAGCCTGGTATAGAGAAAATTTGCCCATGACAGATTGCTGCTACACTCACCCAGGGCTGGGGCTAGCTAGGAACCACACCTAGCTGCGTCATGACATATTTGGATTCGCGCATGATACGAATTGCGAGGGGGAGGGCTTTAACCTCCACTCTAGACTATGGGCCTAGCGATCTCCGTATGATCCCTCTCGCAAAGTGTTTTCCCCACTACCGAATAATTGACCAGAGTCAACTTG